GGGGATGGATTTTGCTTTTTGGTATTATCCCCGGGATACCCATGCTGAAGGTCATCTTTTCGGAAAGCCTTTCACTGTCAGAGAAATGATTGTAGCCCTTCGGAAAGAGGTGCAACTTCACCCGGAACTTTTGGTGAAGTGTCCAGTAATTTGGACGGTTGTTAAAACCGAAGGATATGATTACATGGTGGAGGCCGTGAGCCCTCAAGAAGCTTGCAATTTAGTAGCTAAGGGAAAAGGGGAAAGAACTGCAAAAGCAGATCCGGTTACTTCTTACAAAGCGAGGTTGGGCTTATGAAATATGCCGAAGTAGGAACAATAAGCTGGGCAACTATGCGGGAAGAGGATTTGATTCCCATATTTGCCCAACAGCTTCTTAAACTAGCTAAGACTCAGACTCCCAAAATGATTGATCATATCAGGGAGGCTAATAAAATCCTTAGCAGAGTGGCCGTTAAGGAGGGATACTACGGAACAGAAGAATCCTCCACGGATTTGAATGAGACCCTATTTGATGCTCTTAATTACTATGCCCCGGTAGGGTGCTACTTCGGTGCCCATCCCGCAGATGGCTCAGATTATGGATTCTGGCCCTCAGAGGATTTTGATCGAGAAGTCGATCTTATAGTCCCCGAGAAACTGAACCATGTGTTCGACAAAGACCCGAAATTTACGGGTCTAGTCCTAGTCAACTCAGTCCACAGGACCACTCTGTACTATTTGTATCAGGGTGTTCCTCTCAAACTATGGGAAATATGATTATGGATAAATGTCGGAATCACCCCGAAAGACATGCAGTTTGTTGGCGTAAACCATTAAACTTTGACGAACCCCCGGAGGTACTATTGTGTCTTGCTTGTGCAATAGAAGAAGATCATGCCGGGATTTTGACAGAAGAACGAACTCTTCGGTTAGATGAGGGAAGACTTCGGAGAAAAAGCAGAGGGAAGCCCGAGTAATCGGGCTTTAATGCACACGATCGGTCCCAAGTCCGATCGTAATTTTATGAAAGGAGGAAAGAGAGTATGAAAAGAACCAGAAAACTGTGCTACCCTGTAGTCTTTTCTGAGGAGAAAAACGAATGAGAACACTCCGAAGTGAACTGATCGAAAAGGGTTTGGTCAAGGATTCTTCTAAGAAGAAAAAATGGACGGCTGAGCAAGAAATTTCAGCCCATTTATCCGGGGAGATTCAGGGGTATCATTTGATGATACCGAAACCAAAAGGTAAAGGTAGAATAGTAAAAAGAACAGGGAGGCATGGTAAAGTGAAAGAAATATCAATAAGAAAGGTAAATCTTAACACGACGGGAGCAAATATTCTCCGTATATTCTGGGAATCTCCAAAAGAATCCTTCACCAGAGATCAGGTGGCTAAGAGACTGAGGACAGTTATGGACAACGTGGTACCTACTGGCACTCTTGCTGCGGTCTTGGCGAGAAGCCTTAGGTATAAGGTGCTTCTTAATCTCGGTCCCATCGAAGGGAGCAGGATAAGTCATTACCAGTTCAATGAGGGTCTTTATGAAGAATTTGGATTAAAGGTCCCGTTAGAAAAGGTTTACGAGGTCTTTTTAGACGGAGAAGCCGATCTCAGAAGGAATGGTAAGCTTCTGAGAAAGAAAACTCCTGCCCCTGAGAAGGAGGTCGAATCCCCGAAGCTTTGTCCCAGATGTCATAAGCCTCTTACCACTACAGAAACAGACGGTCTCTGGTGTGATAATGGCTGCTATGAAAGCGAAGCGGCTGTGTGGAATGCCATTCAGGAGAGTATAAAGAAGGACATTCAAATGGAATTGGAGCCCGAAAGGGAAAAGCAAATTCAGGAGTTCTTGAAGCTTCTCCCTGGTCTTTCTATTTCGGAAGCTTGGCTGAGTGACGGTAAGGATCGTACAATAACGATCATAGCCGGCAAAAGTGGGCCTGGCGTCCAGAAAGTTGCCCTTCAAATCAAGATTTACGATATTCAAGGTGAAGTCACCAGAAAGGAGTTCTTATGAGTGAGTCAGTGGTAGCTAAGAAGGAAACACTCGATCCTAGCCAGCGTTTTCGAGCGTTGCTAACCCGGAAAGGTTACGTCATTTACGACTACGGTAAATACACAACTGTGGTCGAGGATGGGAAAGAGGTACTTTTTGACAAGCCAGAAAAAGCAGCGGATATGGTCAACTATTTAAATGATCTCTCGGTCTTGATGCCGAGAGACCCCAAAGTAAAGTTTGGGGGATACAGCTAAACCCTGTGGGGAGCTTAGGCTCCCCGGCGTCTAATAAACTAAGGGTTGGAAGACGCTTTTTCATATCTTTTGCTTGACAATATGATTTGAAAGAGATATGATTTTTATCTAGGAAGGAGAGTGAGAGGATATGGCACTTTTCGATGAGAAACAAGTGGTGACACTTACTCCGAAACCAGGATTGATTCGAAGACGGCAGCCTTTGGTTCCGGAGGAACTGCCTAAAGCAATACTCACCAGAAAAACTCCGTTTGTCTCTACAAATTCGGAACCCTGTCTCTATGAGCCAGAAGTCCGGATATTAACTGGACAGCTCTGGAACAGAAGATGGGCTCCTAAATGGGATGACAGAGAAGTGGCGGAAAACTGTGAACACCTCGTCCGGGTTTGTGAGAAATTCCACAAATCGGTACCCTCAGTTTTGGCAAAGATGAAACTCAAAGCTACCAGTAATTTAGATTTCTATAGTCTCGTGGACTTTGTCTGTGAAGGTGTATTAGATTGGGAACTTCGGCAGAAGCTAACCCCTAAACGAAAGGAATGAAGATGGCTCAAGATGAAGATAAAAAAGCCTGCTACATTCGGTTTCCGGAACAAGTGAAGCTTAGAATGGATCATCAGCAGGAGCGACTAGGGGGGATTACCAGGAACGCCTTCGTAACTATGTCGGTAGTTAGATACCTGGAAGCCTTAGAGAAAGAAGAGAGAGAATTAGGGGAAAGGAGGTAAATCTTGATTTGTCTCTATTGTAAGGATTTCCAATATTCTTCTGCGCGGATTAAAGAACAGAGGTTCTGTCGATTCACGCAGAAGATGGTGGAAAGGACGGATGAACATTGTCATCATCCCGACCCAGTAAAGTACTTTTGGTGTAGAAGAGCCGAATGCTTCCTGGATGTAGTAGTCTGCATCAGTCGGCAGAGCAAAGGTAATCGGGATTGTGCAACTTGTAGGAAACAAAAGACGGAGATTTATGACCTACGGAAGATCATAAACCGCTATAAACCGAGACCGGAAATTCCAATAACACCGGTCATTGTCAACGATGAGGACGACAACGAGAAGGAAGAGTGGGAAGAAAGTGCTCCCGTTCATACTCCCGTGAAACTGATCAGAAGATCGGAAAAGACTGATTCGGATTTACCACCAAAAGAAGAAGAACCCACAGTAACATTAATACCAAAAACAACCTTGATACGCCGGAGATAAAAGGGGGACTCGATGGCAAAGGATTCTGAAGACGATTTTGTATCAGCGGCAACTATTTACTTTGGTAGGTGGGAAACCGAAGAATCTCTGCAAGATGAGATTCAGGATTCCCCTGAAAAAGAGGTCATGTTTTTGTCCTTCTTGCAGTCGTTGAAAGGAGAAGTCCAACTTTTCGCTCACACAATACTGACCTTACCTTCGGATATGTTTTACCTTAACGGAAAGTTGAAGACCGACCAAGCGGAGAGGTTTATGAAAGAAAAATACGGATGGTCAAGAGGCAAGTTTGAGAAAGCCCGAGAAAAATTAGTCCAAGAAATTCTTGCCCATCAGTCATCCTAGGAAATTCTACGGGCTTTTCAGTTTTTATGATATACTAAAGACAGCAATAAAAAATCAGGAGAAAGGGTGGGAGGGGTTTTCCCCTCCCACGTGAGAGAGAAGATGATTATAACCTACCGAAATCCTTCAGAATGTAGTGTGAGTATTCCTGATGGAAGGAGAATAAATCCTTGTCTATCCTATGAAGCTGTGTACTATAAGCAAGGACCTTACCATAAGGAGCGTAAGGTTTACCAAGCCAATGCTCTCTTCTCCCATAAGGCATACCCGCACGATGTTTTCTTTCATACAGGGTTACTTAGAAGGATTATGAACTACTGTAAAGAGCAAAACATTTCCGTGGAGATAGCAGGAAAACCCAAAATACTCCTAACAAGAGATCCAAACTTAAATGGTATAACCTTTAAAGAAGATCAATTAAGGTTGATAAAGAAGGGTTTGCTTCATCAAAGAGGGCAGCTTATATCTCCGACGGGTACGGGAAAGACCATCATTGGTCTAGCTGTACTTTCGTCCCTCCCCCGAAATAACCGATACCTATGGACATGCCATACTAAAGACTTGATGTATCAAACATGGGAGGAAGCCAGAAAATTCTTCCCCTCGGTCGGGAGAGCAGGTGATGGATACAAGGAAACGGATAAGCAGATCATTGTGGGCATTAATAAGACTCTCCGGGGACTTATGGATAATGGCATGCTTCCCGAAGTTCATGGTGTAATTGTCGATGAATCCCACAACATATCCAAACTTGACAACGACTATGCCAATCTCATATTCCGAATGCCTTGCTACTTCAGGATCGGATTGACTGCTTCCCCGACAACTCCTGAGAAAGATGGAGAACCCGGATTTGCAAGTGAGGGTTTGCTCGGTCCGATACTAGGTGAGTTTACCATAAAAGAAGCTACAGAGAAAGGTATTCTTGCCAAAGTATCGGTGAGGATGATTAAAATACCCATTGATTACGACATAAAATACATTCAAAAATATAAGGATGCTTACGAGGAGGGTATAGTCAAGAGACTGGATAAGCTCCAAGCAATAGCAGAGGTTGCGGCTAAGCATGTTAATGCCGGAGACTCTGTGTTGATTATGGTTACCCGAAGAGATCATGGAGAAAACTTAGGTAATGTTCTGGCAAGTATGGGTGTCCCGTGTACTTACGTTCACGGAGATGCTAGTGGAATTTTCAGGAACGAAACTAAGGAAAAACTTAACTCCAAAGAAATCAAATGTGTTATAGCCACAGTTGTATGGAAAGAAGGTATTAACATACCGGAATTAAACGTAATCATCTATGCTGGAGAAGGAAAAGGTGATAGGGCTGTCATTCAGTCCATTGGGAGAGGTACTAGAATTACCGAAACTAAGAAAGTCCTTATCTACTATGACATCTTTGATCCTTCAAACTCCTACTTTATGGAACATTTTGGTCTAAGGTTCATGTTGTACTGTGACCTAGGATGGGTGACATAATGAAACTATTCGGGCAGAAGTTGGAATCTTCAGGTACTTGGGCTTGTTTTCCTGGAGACAATTCCTCCTTGCTTCTGCCCGATTTCCAATAAATAGGAGGTGAGGAGCGATGATGGAACTTCCAAAAATTAAATCCCAATATGGTGTGATGGTAAAAAGGAGGGGTGATGGAATATAATAAAATAGAAATTGAGCTTCCGGTAGGAACTGATATTTCCAATACATTTGTAGACAGACTGGTCAGCTTACTTACCGAGGATCTTTGTGAGGAAATAACGAAGAAAAATCCGGGTTTGAGTGCCTGGATATCCGGAATAGGGGCAAAACCTTCCTACTCTAGGATTGATGCTGCACTACTTGGAAAAACCACATACTCCCCACTAATTAAGGATGGGGATGAACCTGTATATGATGACTCAATTCTCCACATCGAAATAAGTGTAAGGTGAAATGCAGAGACTACTTAATACCGGGTTAGCAATGATCCATATGTTTTTTGTTGTCCTGATTGCTATTGCTATCCTGGATGCAGTAACATGGAAACCGGATACCTATGTCTGTTTTGATACGGTCAAAGGTGTCGTTTGTTTAAGAACTTCCCAATAAGAAAGGAATAAAGAATGGAACTTCCGAAGGTTTACAAACCTGTCACTTTGCGACCGAAGACCTCCATAGGGATAAAACAACGCCGTTTCGGCGTAATGGTCGAAACTGACGGAGAAAATAAAGGTGGTGTATTCGGTCCTTATGAAAAATTGGAGACTGCTTTGGAGGTAATTCCGTCATATTCGGATTTAGGTATGAATACAAACTTTGACTCACCTCCCCTTGATTTGTCCAAAACTAAATTCGTAATCTGCTATCTTAACGGATTAGATTATGTAAACCTCTATGAATGGAACTTTGGTAAAGATCAATGGGAAATGCGTGAAGGGGTGGAAATAAAGGATATATAATTAAGGAGGAAAAGATGAATCATGGAAAAAGAAATAGACGAAGAAGTTTGGAAAAAAAGATGGACTAAGTTAGTCGAAGACGCCGCTGAAGCCATTGAAATCTTCGGAGAGGATGAATTAGAAGAATATGCCAAACGCCTACGTAGACATAATACGGTACCTGAATGACCACCACATTCACATTGACTATGCTGGGAAGAATGTATCCGAAGGGTGGATAGGGATTCGCTGTATCTTCTGTTCGGATCACTCCAATCATTTGGGGTTTAATATGTCCTCAAAGGCATATAATTGCTTCAAGTGTGGCCAGTTTGGCAATGTTGTTGATTTTATTCAGATTCTTGATCGGTGTGACCTGAAGCAGGCCATAAGGATCTCCAGATCATATCAGAGCATTGATTCTTTCATACCCCCTACTGAAAAAAAGCGGTCCTCCGCAGACTCAGCACAGCTCCCATTCGATTCCACAAAGCAATTCAAGACAAGACATCTCGAATTTTTACGCAGCAGAAGGTACGAACCGGAGAAGCTGATTAAACAATATGACCTCTATGTTACTGGACCTTCGGGTGATTTCAAGCACCGGATAATAATCCCTGTGTTTTACAAAGGGGAGATGGTTACTTACGTCGGAAGAGACTTTACTGGAAGAGCGGAAGTTCCATATAAGAACTGTCCTGATGAACGCTCCGTAATCTCCCCGAAGAAAATACTTTATAACCTGGATGAGACAGATTCTACTCTTTGTTGGGTGGAGGGTTTCTTCGATGTGGCCAGATTCGGTGAAGGTGCAGTCTGTTCGTTTGGTACTAAATGGACTTCAGAACAATTGGCTTTACTAATTGGTAAGAAAAGACTCTATATCTGGTTTGATGGGGATGCCCAGAGAGAAGCAAAGCGGTTAGCTAGTGCGGCTTCTGCATTTATTCCCCATGTAGAAAACTTAAATTTCCCTGAAATAAAGGATCCTGACTCGTTATCAGATGCGGAAATGTCGGAAATAAAAGAAGAATTAGGGTTTTAAATATTTTCTTGACATATCAATTTAGCTGTGATCTAATTGCAGCGTTCGGGTAACAAAAGGATTGTAGAAGCGGGGGGAAGTAATTGTGCCTATTTACCATAAAAGCTTTTTTGCAGAGTTGGGTGGACATCTCTACTATTCTTTAGCCCGAACAGCCAAGAATAAAGACATGTTGCTTAAACCCCGGTCTACCCGATTCTGCAATAAAGCTTTTTTTGTACCAACTTTTCCTGAATCACCACCAAAATAAAATATAAAGGGGGAAAAATGTTATGCTGGATGACCAAGTTAAACCTTTGTACTTTGGAGACGGGGAAGACCCAGATGAAGACGATTGGGATGATGAAGAGGACGACTTCGAAGACGAAGAGGACGATTGGGATGACTTTGAAGATGAAGAGGAAGAGGACGACTGGGATGAGGAAAACGATATAGATGATACCCCAGACGATGAGGAAGATGAAGACGAGGTGGAAGGTTGAAAACTGAGCTTCAGCAGAAACTGGGTTGGGCTGCTGGGATTGAAGAGAACAGAGCCTTAGTAAGGATCCTAGGACCTGTGGAAGCAATAGTACTGTTTGAGTTACTTATTGAGGATGGGAAAACTGATAATGAATGGTTTTCCCTTCCTCAAACCCTCATTGCAGAAAATACAGGGATTTCTTTCCGCAGACAAATCACAACCCTAGAAAAACTTACATCAGTTAACGGTGTTCTGACCCGTGTTCTCAAGGGTATGCCCGCTCGATTTTACTATAAAATCAACTACCAAAGGATTGAGGAGCTTCTCAGTTCTAACAAATTGTTAATACAGCAAAACGCCTGTAAACCAGCGGAAAATTGCAGTTTAGACAAATTGTTAATACTGAGAAAACCTGAACCCCAGGATAAGTCTCAGTTTAGACAAATTGTGAATACAGCAAACCCCGTAGTTTTAACACCTAAGAAACCGGTTTTAACGCTGAAAAACACAGTAATTCTCACGCCTAAGGTAGCGGTTGCAGGGTTGACATTGAAAGCCTCGGTAGTAGGCCAAGAGAAAGAAGAAAAGAAAGTAATACAAAGAAAAGAAGAAAGAGAAAATAAGGAAGGGAGTAATTATACTAATCCTAATAATAGTTATAGTAATATTAAACCTATTTTCCTTACGGAAAATAGGGGCACTCACTTCTCCGAGGTGAGTGCGGCCACTGCTGCTGTGCAGCAAAAACACACCCTTGTTAAGAGGGATACAACTGAGGATTTATGGAAAGATAATTATAAAGGCTTTGTTGGTACGGTTGAAACTTCTCCGGAAGCTGAGGCTATTATCTCTTTCTGGAAAAGTAACGGTCTCAAATGTCGGAATAAAGGTACTAAGGGTTACATTAAAACCCTCCAATATATTCGGGCAGCTCTGAACGGTAGTTTGTACAGCCAGAACAGACCTGATCTTGCCGGAGTAGAATATACCTTGGAAGGAATTAAAGGTGCTATTAAGAACTTTGCTCTCGCGGCATTTCATCCGGAGTACGAACCAATATCCTTTGTCAAGAAGCAATTCTACCAAAAGGTTACCCTTGATTGTTTCTTCTATCAGCAGTTTTCTCCTGGGGATGAAAATAAAAGGTTATTCTTGACCTTCTTGAAAAAACCGGAGACAGCTCGTCCTAAGTTTGCTCGTAGGGAAGAAGAAGGTGAAATCTCTAAGGTGGCTACGAAAGTATTGATTGACTGGTTTACAAAGAAAGGTTATCCCTACTCTGAAGAAAAAGAAGGGGAGGCTTTTGTGGCGGCATCGAATGCCATATTCAGGTTTTACCACGATCACAAGAATGACCTCCTCATAGATACATTTGACTACTGGGGAAGGTTATTTGGGCTGACAGACCCAATACAGATAATGGCTCAATTGGTAACCAAAAGCTTCGATGCAAAGCTTCTGGAAGGAAAGAATCAGAAGAACTTTAATCCAGGATGGGTGGCTTCTGAATTACGTCGTCCGGATTATTTTGTTCGTTACCTAAAAGACAACAACATCCTGAGGTCGGCAAAGAGATGATCATTAACCGGGAAAAGATAGATACAGCCATTGAGAACCAAATAACTACAGCGATGATTTTATCCACTCGTTATTTAACCGAAATCTTTACCTTGTATGAAGCGGAGTACATGGTAAACCCTTATGCCAAAGTTATATGTGCTTGGTGTATTGACTACTACAAGGTTCATGGTAAAGCCCCACAAGAAACTATTCGGGATATATACGAATTGGAAAAAGGTTATATGTCCGATGCTGATGCCCAGATAGTCTCAGCTTTTCTCTCCAAGATAAGTAGGGAGTATGTTTCGGGACAGTCGGTGAATGACGAGTACGCCTTGAAGGAATCCCTCAGCTACTTTAACCGAAGGAACATTACTGTACGAGCTGAGAAAGCTCTCAGGTTATTGGACTTAGACCGTCATGAGGAAGCCCAGCAAGTTTTCACTGACTACAAACAGGTTTCTTATCAGCTTTCTGGTTGGTTTAATCCCTACGATCCTCAAGGTATTTGGGAAGTGTTTGATCCTAGCACTCAAGGTATTCTACAGTTACCCGGAGCTGTAGGGGAGATAGTCGGTCCGATTGAAAGGGAATGGTTTGTAGCTTTACTCGGACCGTTCAAGAGAGGCAAGACCTTTGCTCTGATGAAGATGGCTAGATGGGCCGTCGATCAGAGATTAAAGGTGGCTTTCTTCTCCCTGGAAATGAAGAAGAAAAATATCAAGGAGAGGTTTGCAAGAGACATCACAGGATATGGTGTGAAGAATGGTTCAGGAGAGGAAGAGATAGTCTATCCTGTCTTTGACTGCATTCATAACCAAAGTGGGGAGTGCAACCGTCCAGAAAGAACTAATCAAGAGAGTCTGGTAAATGTGGTAACAGGTTATACCGCAGACTCGTTTAACCGAGAACTCACTTATAGGGCATGTACAGCTTGTAGGGGTCAGGGAAGACTGAGTACCTTCAAGCAGACTGTCTGGTTTGAGACGGCTCAAGTGCCTGCGTTCGACTTCCGAAACACCTTCGACTTCTTGAAAAGCTATGAAGAAATCTATGGGTCGGAAAATCTGAAAGTTATCCCCTACCCAAGATTCAAAGCTTCCCTCGATGACATCGAAAGAGATTTGTTTTCACTGGAAGTAAACACAGGATTCATTCCCGACGTAATTATAATTGACTACGCCGACATTCTCTTGCCTAACAAGTCAAGAGAGGGTAGAAGATTTGAGGTAGACGACATCTGGAAGCTTCTCCCAGCTATGGCGTCGGAACGAAAGTGCATAGTCATTTCAGCTAGCCAGGGTAATAGGGATTCTGTTTATTCAGATGCCTTAGGTCAAGACGACATCGCTGAATGGATTGGGAAGTTTGCTCATGTGGATATATTTCTCTGTTTGAATCAAACTCCTGAAGAGAAGCGGAAGAATCTACTTAGGCTAGGTATGCTTGCCCACAGACACAAGGACTTCGATGAAGAGAGAATGGCTATGATCGTGCAACAACTAAGGGTCGGTCAGTTCTGGTTAGACTCAGAAGTTATCCGGTACGAAATAGACCGAGAAGCGAAAGCAGCTAAGAAGAGGAGGTAGGGATTGAACGGGAGAGAGGGACAAAGAAATGACGATCTTCAATAACAGACCCTCGGAAATGTGGTCGAAGAAAGCTTGGGATTTTGTTACCGAAAAATACGGAACTCCCCAGAGCTTACAGATCAACACCTATTGTTGTCAACCACCAAACTGGACAGCCAAGGTGGAGAAGCGTTTGATTATGGTTACCGTAAAAGAAATTAATGAATGGGAGGGGGTGAAAAATTAATGAAAGGAAGTCTTGTCGTAACGGTATCTTCCGGGGAATATGAAAAAGCTTCTACTGAGGAAGATCGGTCTCTTCTTCTGAAGAATCTAGCTGATGCAGGTGTGAAGGTTAGGAAACCTTTGGAGGACGAGGTATTTGTTGACATTGACACTGATTCTGATTATGAGGAGTTCCTTCATCGGGCATCAAAGATGGAGGACTTTACGGGACTTCGGTTTAAATACGAAGAGTATCCGTCCAAGTCAGGATTACCACACAGACATATCATAGTAACCATATCTGGTTACAAGATAATGTCTGAATTGGAGAGAATAGCATTCCAGTTTGTATTCAACTCCGATCCAACAAGAGAGTTTCTTAATGTTGGTAGATACCTCAAAGGAGACACACCAATAAACATGCTGTTCGATTATAGAGAGGTTAAAAAATGAGAGTACTTGTAACAGGAGATCGGAATTGGTCGAACAAGGATATAATCCGAGAAGTCCTCAAGAAGTATCCTACCGATACAATACTGATTAATGGAGGTGCCCGGGGAGCCGATAGTATAGCCGCTAAAATTGGCAAAGAACTCGGGTTCAAGGTCGAGACTTTCAAAGCAGATTGGGGTGCTTACGGTCGGGCTGCTGGTCCTATTCGTAATCGAAAAATGCTGAGAGAGGGGAAACCGGATGTCGTAGAAGCCTTTCATGACCATATCCTGGATAGTAAAGGGACTAAGGATATGGTAGAAATATCAATAGCAGCCAATCTTCCCGTAACTTTGCATGATGACAGAGAAGGGCATTACCCTCTCCATTTATTTTACTAGGGGAATATGAATCGAATTTTTGTATTTGGAGATAGTCATTCTTATCATGGTTGGGTACAGGTACCGACTCTTCTACCGGAAGCTGCCATTCATATTAGACATCTAGGTCCAATCTTAATGTACTCTCTAAGGAATGGAATCCTGAGAAGGGTTACCAGGGAGGGAATCCTCCCCGATGATCTTATCGTCTTCTGTTTCGGAGAGATTGACGTCCGTTGTCACATTCACAAATTCAAGGATCAAGGAATCCAGAACATTGTAGACGATTTGGTTACCCATTATTTCTTGGCAGTACAGGAGGCTATGAATCATTTCCCCGAAACAAAGGTGGGGATTTACTTCGTACCTCCTGCTACCAAGAAAGAAAACATAGTAGACAATCCTGACTTCCCTTGGTTGGGAGAAGACTCAGAACGCTTGAATTATACCAGAACTCTAAACAAAACTCTGGGGGAAAGATGTGAGGAAGAAGGTTACTTATTTATTGACCTCACAGAATGGTATGAAGATGATGAAGGTTTTCTCCGACTAGACATGGCGGAAAAGGACGGTCCGCACATTCAGGATGCTTCACCCTTAGTGAACTTCCTGCAAAGATTGATAAAGGAGGATGAATGATTTCCGTTTGTAGAACATTTACTTTTGAGGCAGCTCACCAACTTCCCAGATACGATGGGAAGTGTAGTCAGGTTCACGGTCATAGTTACAAGCTTGAGGTAGAAATAGCCTGCCCGGTGTCCCTACTGAATGGGTACTTAGACCCTCAAGATGCTATGGTTGTGGACTTCAATACATTAGAATCGGTCGTAAACAATGAGGTCATTCGGTTATTGGATCACCAAATGATAAATAACCAGATCGACATAGCTGAACCCACAGCGGAAATGCTGGTGTTATGGATAGTCGAAATACTGAAGAAGGCAGTATGGTCGTATTCTAACCCGGATAGAAAAAGTGTACACCTAAACAGAATCCGTCTGTACGAGACGGAGAAATGCTATGCAGAATGGAGGGAAACAGATCGGGATGAGAATTGATGTCAATTCGATTTTTTATTCAATCAACGGGGAGGTTACATCAGCCCATCAAGGAAGTCTTTGTACGTTCATACGACTTCAGGGCTGTAACCTTCGGTGCAAGTACTGTGATACAGCCTACGCACAAGCAGCCAAACCGGGTGCTATGGGTTCCATTACAATGGAGAAGGTGGGAGAGATCGTCCAAAAATTTGGATGTTCCAATGTGACCATAACGGGAGGAGAACCCTTATTCCAGAGAGCACCTCTATCCGTGTTAATTGCAGGATTGAAGGTCATCTCCGAATATGGGGTGAAGTTTATTACCGTAGAGACAAACGGTTCCTTCAACCCGTACATAACCAACCCCTCTGAGGATTTAGCCCATAACGTAGACTGCTGGGTAATGGACTATAAACTTCCCTGCAGCGGGGAGATGGATAAGATGAACCCGGAAAACTTCGCACTTTTAACCGAAAAGGACTTCGTGAAATTTGTCATTGCCGATGTCTTCGATATGTTTGAAGCTGTGAAGGCTATGGAGGACATTCGGAAAAGAGGATGTAAAGCGAAGTTTGCCTTTTCTCCCGTACTTAGCGGAAAAAATATGGATTATAGAGAAGCCTCCCAGGAGCTGCTTAGTTGGCTAAGCCGACTCGGCATCAAGGAAGGAATCCTAAGTTTGCAGCTTCACAAGATCATTTCGGTCGATTAAACTTTTTTTGGACCAGGGCAAAAAAATCAGCGGGTTTTAAAAAAATTGTGCTATAATGAGATTAAATCAGTTACAAAATCCATAGCATCACAAACCAAAAAGGAGGCAACAAAATGAAAGCGTTAGACCAAATCGACGTAGCCAGACTTAAGGCTGCAATCGAAGCCTTGAACAAGGCAACCTTCAAAACTGAGGACGGCACCGAAAAGAAATTTGTTGAACAGAATTTGAAAACGGTAGCCATAACGAAGGCAAACATGCTGGACAGCTTCGTAAAAGCTGTCGAGGGTATGGATGAAAAAATTGCAGAGAATCTGCCCGAGGTAGTATCGAAGTTTTACAATGTGTTCGTCTCCGAGGCAGAAGAAGACGATCAGCCGGCACCGGTACCCGCAGCCAAGAAGGAAAAGAAACCCAAGGAACCGAAAGCTCCGAAAGAAAAGAAACCCAAGAAAGAGAAAGCAGTTTTGTCTGAATACGGACACAAACAGGGAAGTCAGGCCGCAAAGCTTGATGATCTCCTCAAAGAAGGTGGCCATACTGTAGACGAAATGGCCCAGATTTCGGGAAGAACGACCCTCGGAGTGAGAAGTCACATTCAGCATCTCCGTAATGATCGGAAACTGGTCATCGAAGAGACGGAAGACCATAAGTTCCAGGTCAAAGGCCCGGCCCCTGCAGCAGCCCCGGCAGCCACAGCAGCCCCGGCAGCAGCACCCGCCGCAGTAGAAGAAGCAGCCAAAACCGAGTAAACAATGAATAAGGACGCCACAGAAAAACATTTAATGTTGATGTTGACGGAAGGTCTGGGTCTTGACCTCACAGACTCAGACCTTCGTGGCACCCCTGAGAGGGTTGCCCGGATGTATGCGGACGAGTTCTTTGCTAACAATTCTGGAAAAACACCTAAACCCAGAATACAACTTAGTCCCAATAAGAACTACACAGGAATTATTGTCCGGGATAACATTCCGTTTGTTTCTATATGTGCCCATCATCTACTTCCTTTCTCAGGAGTAGCCCATCTTATGTATATCCCTGATAAACATCTTGTGGGTGCATCTAAACCATCAAGGATAATCCAGTATTTCGCAAAGAAACCCCAGTTACAGGAATACTTGAGTGCAGAGGTTCTGGACTATTTTTGTTGCAAAGTCCAGCCCTTAGGGGCAATGCTGATCATAAGAGCTGTTCACGGTTGCATCTCTTGTAGGGGGGCAAAGGACGGCAATTCCTCAGGTATGATAACCTCAGAAGTTCGTGGGTCATTCGCCGAGAATCTTTCCACTAGAATGGAAGGCTTAATGTTATTGAAAACTATGAGTCCAGTCCTATGACAGCACCCTATCCGGATTTTGAATTAATAGAATGCCTAAGAAAGAAGTTTGTTGAGTTTTCGGTCGATAATCTCACGAGGGACGAGGTTATCGACCTGATCAATCATATGTACCAAGCGATACAGGTTAAAGATCGGGAAATAATAGAACTTAGAGGAGTCATGAGAACATGAATGCTTCCGAGATTAAGTGGATTCCTATCGAATCCTCAAGCATCGTCAAATCTATAGCCTACCATAAACCAAGTCTTTTCATCAAGTTTAAAAACGACCGTATGTACCAATACTTTACAGTCCCCGAGGGACTGTTCGAAGAACTGAAAACAGCAGAATCTATCGGGAAGTATGTTGACAGGTATGTAAAGAAGGGTGGTTACCTCTACAAAGAAATCAAACCCAATGAGTCATTGAAACTGAGGTGGAATGAAGATGGACTATAAACTTACGGATGAAGAATACAGAGTACTCGTCAAATGGATGGGTGAGGTTGTTCATGAGAACGCAGGACGTGATTTCTTTGGGCTTCGATGCTGTTCCTGTGGGTATGAATCTCCTGAAGAGTTAATGAACCGTCATATCCAAATAAGTAACCGGGACTTCGCTATGGCTGTAGACAAAGATGCCCTTTTCCTGAAGATTGTGGAAAAAGATTCTTGGGTGAAGTTCCTAGACTCTGCGTCCAAACATTATGACAATTCCTCAAAGTACCACAGAAGTTTCTTTCCCGAATATGGATTTATGGAATGGGTGTTTAACAAAGAAGATGGTTGCTACCGTCTACCCAAATTAGCTGCATTAGCAGTTAAGGAAGGAATAATATGAAACCACCCGATCTAATGTTTGATGCCGAAATGCAAGAGTTCTTTCGGGAATTTATGGGGAAATGGCAGCCTTTTGACAAAGCAAGATGGGTTAATCCTGAAACTGAACTCATTTATAGAAACAAATGGGTAGCAGATACCGGTAAACTATGGTTCTATACCCACATAGACACAACGATTGAGGTATCGGAAAATGATCCTGCACTCTATCGCATACCCGAAGTTTTCTCCCGAGACTTGAAGAGATGTCTTTGGCATATGGTAGACTGGACCAAAATGGAATTAGGTACGCACGACGATAGTGGTGACGTTTACCTTTTCCTCCCCTCAGAGATAGAGGAAGGTCCATTAGAGTACGAGGTTACCTTAGAAGAAGCTCTCTTAGGAGCAATCAAATGGCAAATAGATCACGGCGTCAGACCGAAAGGATAGGTGAGACATGTTCCGTAAGAAAATAAATCAAATTTCATCTAGTTTATGGGTGTGGTTGTTTCTTCTCTGCATGAAGAACGTATATTGGAAAGAAAGGGCATTCGTCGCCAATCGTACCATCATGCGGACTTGGAATGATCAGCTGGAGTTTACCTACATAGTTAGAGACATGCGAAAAGTAAACGGTTATACCCGGGAAGAACTATTAGAGATGCTTACCATCGTAAGAATGGAAGAAGAAAGACTTCGGTGGAAATGCCCGGAACCGGATGAATCCTTGTTTCAAACAATACGGGATAGAGAAGAAAGATTAAGGAGGAGTGCAGAGTGAAGATAACTAAGGCGGAGATTCTTTGGTCAAGAAAATGTCATCTTTCCTGTAGCTTTTGTAAAATGGTTACGGGAAAAGCAAACACAGTTCCATTAATATATTGGATATATACCATTCTTCAGCTCAAGAAGCTGGGTTGTGGTTTCATTGCCTTCTACGGAGCCGAACCCCTCATTGAGATGGAGAAACTTGCAGAAGCAATCGGTTTCAGTGAGAAGATGGGTATCCCCACAACTGTCATCACTAGCGGAGTCGTTCCAGGATTCCTGAGCAAACTGCAACTTCTACACAAGGAAGGTCTTAGATCGCTAACGATGTCCTACGACATCCAACCGTATGACAAATTTAGTCGAACAAAAAGCAATGTTGCGATAGAAAGTCTGGAATACTTCAAATCCCTCGGTCATACCCGTGATGTCGCTGTAGTCGTAACTCTTACTCGCAACAACTACAAGAAGCTTGCCGACACAATAAGGATGCTCTCCCACAAAGGTATCTGGACGCTGTTTGACTTCATTCATCCCGACAGAGGTCAACCAGGAAGCAAGTGTTCTTCCACAGATAACAAGAAACTGTTCTTTACCGAGAAAGATAAGAAAGACCTAGTTCAGGTTGTGGATGAATTGATATACCTGAAGCGACAAGGTTTTCTCCTGCATGCCAGTCTCAGCTTCCTGAAGGATATAAAGAGTCAGGACTACTGGTATAAACACGATTGGAATTGCCTCACATCAAATCTCTGGGGTTTCCCTTCTTGGGTGACCATTGATTGTGACGGAAAGGTTTATGCTTGTGATGACTTCCAACCCCAGTACAGTCCTGAAATATATGGATGGGAGATTGCAGATAAGTGGCTTGATTTTGTCTCGGAACATAAGCGTTTGGTTGCAAGTCTTTGTCCCGGGTGTGCTTGGAGTTCTCATATCGACGCCCATCTTATTAAGGTCGGTATAGAGAATATCTCTGACTATACCCATTCAAGAAAGTAGGCGTAAACTATGTCCAGACCAGAACGTAAAGAAGAAATAATCCGTATTCGGCAAGAGGGCTATGACGCAGCTAAAGCCGGAAAGCATGTTCAATCTTGCCCCAGAGAATATCTCCATTCAACAAATCAGGAGCAATGGGAGACAGGATACAGAAACTACCAAATGGAAGCAAATAAGCTGAGGCGTGAAAACAAAATAGGGAGGATAGCAGATAGGGTGTGCTATATACTAAATAATTATAACATTTGGAAGGAGTCCGAAATCGAACGGGTTATGGTTGAATCCGAAATCGAAAGCATAATTGAAATATGGGAAGGGGAATCATGAGGAGTTTATGTGAAGTCTGTCATAAAAGGAAATCCGTAGGAGTGGCTTCAGTACCCGGAGTTCCGATGTCAGTAGCCTACTGTCGTCATTGTCTGTTAAACGATCTTCAGCCCATGGAAGTACTTATAGCTCACACGGCTTGTGGGGGAGAAAGTTTGGCAACCTCAATAAGCTGGTGGAGATTACTTGTTATTCATAATCTCCTGGAACAAGGTTGTACTCTTCAATGGTTCAATAGTCAAGTCCTTGAATATTCCGACTTTGTAAACGAGCTTATGGAAAGCTAATATAAGGAGGATTAAGATGATTTTATTATTTTCAGGAGGAGTGGACAGCTTCATAGCCTACCATCTATTGTCAAAGAGACACAAGGTGGATACCCTTTACATTGACTGTGGTACTCCTTATTCTCATAAGGAAATAAGTGCCGTAAAGAGACTTGTACCGTCAACCATAATCGAAACAATTTCGTCTATAGGAAATAGACAGTTAGACGGAGTAAATGCCTATGTCCCGTTCCGCAACCTCTACTTAGCCATGTTTGCAAGTTATTATGCTGAAGATCGCATGATAGCTATGGCGGGATTGAAGGATGATAACGTCAGCGACAAGACACCGCAGGCATTTAAGCTAATGACAGATTGCTTAAATCAGCTTGACCCACAACTGGATAAACCTTATCTCATATTCAGTCCCTTCTGGTCTCATACTAAAGAGCAGATTGTGGAATGGTACATGAAAAGGGTGGGGGACAAGAAAGCTCTTTTGGATACCGTGTCTTGCTATGTTCCGGGTATTCAATATTGTGGTAAATGTCCGGCTTGCTTCCGTAAGTGGACGGCTTTTTTTTGTAACGGAATTTATGACCTCCCCGTACCCAACAGAACCCTAGCTCTTGGTTACTATGAAAGAGCTAAGGAGAAAATGTACGTCCAGGAAAGAAATGAGTCGATCATCAAAGCTGTGACAAAAGCTGAGGCTATGAAACTATGGAATTAAAATACCTAATGTTTGACGAGATTTTCCCGGTAATATTTCCTGATTCGGTTCTTCACAACCAAGTCAGTATCAAAGGGAAGACAGTCACCTCAGCCGGTTACATCCACACAATAGTAACCGAAGAAGGTTACCTGAAAGTCCAAACATATGGAGAATCCATGGGGCTGAAAAAGAAGCCCAGCAATCACGATGCCGACATTCTAACAGAAGCTATTAACCAGAAGATGTCTTCCCTGCATGGAATTTTAGCCGTAGTGAGTAAGGAACAAAGTGTTCTTTCCGTCTTGAGAAATGCTTACCTGGACAGAAGTGATAATCCCAGGAAGAAAGTGATAGCTGTAGACATAGACGGTACGATCACCGTAGAAACAGAAGGTCATGATTATCCAAATAGAACTCCCCGCCCCGAGAGGATTGCAATGATCAATAAGGCTTATGATGCCGGAAATGTGATCATATACTATTCAGCAAGGTGGGGAGAAGACAAAGCTGCTACGGTCAAATGGTTGGAAGACAACGGTGCAAAGTATCACGGTCTTGTCCTCGAAAAGCTCTTTTATGATATGCTCCTAGACGACAAAGCTGTTGTTTGGAAAGAGGTATAGAGGTAAATGAAATTCAAAATCTTCCTGGATTCCGGTGCATTTAGTGCCTTCATGAACAAAGCGACTGTTTCTCTCCAGAACTACATCGACTATATTCTGGAGAATGAGCAATACATCGAGACCTACGCTTGTCTTGACGACATCGGATCTCCTGAGAAAACATGGGAGAATCAAAGGGAGATGGAGAGACAGGGGCTGAGTCCTCTCCCCGTCTATCATATGGGAGAACCCGAAGAGTTCTTCCAACGAGTTCTTGAGTATCCTCACTTTGCAGTCGGAGGGATTGCTTCAAGCGTAAAGGGTTCTGGTTCCTTACAAAACCATCTGGACATTCTCTTCTCCCGCATCTGTACTGAAAAGACAGATTATTATCCCTCTCATAAAGTTCATGGTTTCGGTATAGCTATTCCTCAACTGATAGCCCGCTATCCTTTCTACAGTATTGACACAAGTTCCTGGGTTGCTTATGGAAAGTATGGAATCATCCTAGTTCCTAGAAAAGTACACGGGAAACTGAGGTTTGATGTTTCCCCCTACACAGTAACGGTGTCTACCCGATCGAAAGCTGTCGGAGAAGCAAAGCACTTTCAGCATCTTCCCAAGATTGAGCAAGACTGGATTATAGAATACTGTGGGAATCACGGGATGCAGATGGGTATATCCACTTTCACCAAATGTCCATTGGGGCAAAAGTTGGAGAAGAATCAACACAGGGTAAGCAAAGGCTCCGAGGATGTCGAAGTTGTACTGGAGAAGGGTCTCATAAATGATCATGAATCCAGAGACAGAATGAATCTTATCTTCTTCTTGGAAATGGAGAAACACCAACCTAAATGGCCTTGGAGATGGTATCAACAAAAGAAGGAAGGTCTTTTTTAAAAATGATCCTCTATCTATCCGGGAACTTCCCGCAATTAGCCAAGATTGAAAAAGAAGATGCAATGATAGAATGGATGAGGGAACATGACTACGACTATCACCGTTTAATTACCTTTTTTTATAAAGATGACTGTGATAGAGTGTTTCAAAACGTAAAAACCAAACGAAAACCGACATTTATAAGGAGGAACGAGAAATAGAAATGGATCGAGAACTTCTGGACTCCCTGGAGAAATCTGTAGCCGCAGCTAAGAAGATGTACTGGTCTCTCCGGGCAAAATCAAGCAAGAGGGAAACCCCTCATTGCAAACGCGGACAATCTCCACAAATCTCTTATAGTTACCTACAACAAATTCAGAAAGGAGTGTTACGATAATGGTAGTAAACAGGACGGAGCTTCTGAAGATTCTGGCATCACTGAAACCAGGACTTGCTAAGAAAGAGATGGTGGAACAGGCAACACACTTCATCTTTACCGGGGATGATGTCGTGACCTACAATGATCAGATTTGTATATCCCACCCTTATCTTTCAGGAATCAAATTCTCTGTTAAAGGAGAAGAGTTTTACAAGTGTCTGGAAGTAGCTCAAGGAGATGATGTCGATCTCATTCTCCAGGAAAACAAACTCAGCATCAAAGCCAAGAAGACGAAAGCGAGTCTTTCTCTGGTATTAGATGACAGGGATAGGGTAGAGTCCCACATTTCAAAAATGAAAGCCACTATGAGTGACTGGGTTCCTCTACCGTCAGACTTTCTTTATGCTCTGTCCTTATGTTCGTTTTCGGCATCAAGGGATTTATCCACAGGCATTCTCGCTTGTGTCATGATTACCAACAACAAAGTGTTTGCCACGGACAGGAACCGAGTAAGTCGGTTTACCTTAGAGCAAAGTCTCAATAACACCTTCTTCTTGTTTGCCAGGGACGTTCTTGAGCTTCTGAAACTTCCCGTCACAGAGTTTTGTATCCCGGAGGGGTGGGTTCACTTCAAGACCAAAGATGATGTGACTTTCAGTTGCCGAACAATTTCGGGGAGTCTACCGAATCTAAACAATTTCTTCAATGTGGAAGGTCCTACAATAAAGCTTCCAGACGACTTGAAGGAATCTGTAGACGCGGTAATCTTCATGACCAAAGGTGACAGTGAATCTTCCAGATTTATTGAAGTAGCTATCACTGAAGGTAAGTTGACTGTCAAAGGTGAAAAAGAAAGAGGTTGGATTGAGAAGATGGTTAACATCGACTACAAGGATGAACCCATCACTTTCAGGATTAATCCTAACTTTCTCTCTCAGATACTTGAAAGATCAGCGAATATAACCGTCGGGAGAAAAGCGGTGTACTTCAATACCGAAAAATTCGAACATGTTATTGCACTAGTTCTTATGGAGACGGCATAATGTCGGGATTCTTTGACCTCAGTGAAATCAGAACCGACTTCGACAGACCTCTTTGCCTAGAATGTGGATTATTCAAGACATGTCTTCATCCGTACATGCCCACCGGGGGTAAAGGGAAACTTGAAGTTCTGGAGATCGCGGAAGCCCCCGGTGAGGAAGAAGACAAAAGGAATACCCAATTAGTCGGGGAGGTCGGGCTTTACTTCCGAAACAAGCTCAAGAAGCACGACATATACTTGGATGAGGATTTCTGGAAAGAGAATGCTCTAGCTTGCCGTCCCCCCAATAACAAGGAACCTGAACCTGATCAGGTTCGATGCTGCAAACCAAGACTTGACAAAGTGATCGAGGAGTTAAACCCAAGAATTATTCTTCTCATGGGTAAATCCGCGATAGAATCTTTCTTCAAGGACAGGTTTGATGATCCGTCTCCTTCAAAATGGAGGAAGCTCTGTATCCCCGATTATAAGACAGGGGCATGGATAATACCACTATTTCATCCCTCTTATGGTAAAAGAAATGAAGCTGACAATCTACTCCAAGCTACTTACGATCAAGACTTGGAATTTGCCATTGAGAAGATAAGAACAAAGCAGAGGATAAAAAGAGGGGGATTTCCGAAGGTAGAAGAGAACATAAAAATCCTCAAGAAGTACGACGAAGTTATTGACGTTCTGGAGGATACAATAAAGAATCCGCCAGAGTATATCATCCATGATTATGAGACTAACAGAAAGAAACCTTTTGTAAAAGACAGCAAGATTGCTTCGATCTCTTTTTCTCCCGGAGATCCTAACTCAGCTTGGGCTTTTCCTCTCAGTTACCCCTGGTGGAAACCTTCTGAGGAAGAGACTATAAAGAAGATGTGGGGGAAGGTTCTGAAAGGACCAAGCAAGAAAGTTTCCCATAGTATGCAGTTTGAGGACAGTTGGGGACGAGCCGTTATCGGAGTTTTACCTGCATCTTGGCATTGGTGTACAATGACAGTTGCTCACATCCTGGATAATAGAACGGGTTTTACACCATTAAAATTTCAAGCTTATATTCATTGGGGAGCACCTGATTGGGAAAGAACTGTAAAGCATTACCTGGAGAATGCAAACACTAAGGGTTTTAACAGAGTAATGGAAGTTCCGTTAGATGAACTGCTGCTTTATAATGGACTTGACTCTTTGTGGGAGACCCGACTTCTCTACCTTCAAAAGAAGCTTGTTGATTCTCATTTAATGAAGGGTGTAAATCTATTCATGGATGGTCTGATAGACTTCTCAGACATGCACATGGCAGGTATAAATGTTGATCGTAATTATTATAAGGGAGCTTTCGATGAAGTGGAATCTATGGAGAGCGACATCAAGAGGAAACTTCTGGAACTACCAGAATGCCAGAAGTTCTTTGAAGTATTCAGACGCCCACCCAACTTAGGTTCAGGAAAAGACCTGAGGACGATATTCTTTTCAAAGAGCATTCTCGGTTTACCGTCCGTAAAGATGACGGAGAATGAACAGGACTCAGTAGACGCTAGCGTTTTATCCCAACTAGATTCTCCCTTAGCTCAAAGTTTAACCGACCTAAGTAAACTATCCAAGATAAAAGGTACTTATATAAAGCAGTTTGTTAAGAATATCCAAGATGACGGTAGAGTACACCCGTCATCGAATCTTCATATACCAAGATCGTACAGACCTAGCACGACAGAACCAAACTTTGCAAACATTCCTGTCAGGGACGAGAACGCCAAGAGATTATCCCGATCGGGCATCATTCCTAGCAAGGGCAGGTCTATCGTTGACTGGGATTATGGTGCCATTGAAGTGAAGATGGCAGCATGTTATACCCATGATCCAGCTCTCATATCTTATTGTAATGATCCGACTACAGATATGCACCGAGATCAGGCAATGGACATCTTCTGTCTTCCGGCAGGTCAGGTGACCAAGAAACTCAGGTTCTTCTCTAAGAACGGATTTGTATTCCCTCAATGGTATGGATCAACATACAAGGCTTGTGCCAGAAACATATGGAGAGAATGTGCTTACCTAAAGACAGCCGACGGTATTACTGTTCATGAGTGGTTAGAATCCTGCAAGATCATCAAGAACAGGGATAAAGCCTTAGATGAATTTACCAAGCATATGAAGGGTGTGGAAGATCGTTTATGGAAGAGATTTCATGTCTTTCAAGAGTGGAGACAAACCCATTATAAAAACTTCATTGAGAAGGGTTATGTGGAACTTCTGACAGGTTTCAGATGTCGTGGTTATCTCGGTAAGAACGAAGTGGTAAACTATCCGTTTCAGGGTACAGCTTTCCATTGTTTGCTCAAATCAATACATCTCAGCAAAGAGCTTTTTGAGGAAGAAGGTCTGGACTCGTTCTACTTGGGGCAAATCTACGACAGTGGTGTGCTAGACGTAGTTCCTGAGGAGCAAAACCACATAATTCATGTTACTACAGAAATAGCTACCGTGAAGATAAAAGAAATCTTCCCGTGGATCATTGTCCCTCTGACAGTAGAATGGGAAGCTACAGGAGTAGATGCTCCTTGGTATGCAAAGAAAGAAGTCACTGAGGAGGAATAAAGCATGGCCGAAACATTATGGAAACTATCCAGAAGATTTAAAGCTTATGCAGGACAAGATGTTGAGGACGTTCCTGATTCTTACCTAACTTGGTTGGAAACACAAGACTGGTTTCATAAGGACTTTCCGAAGGAAGCGTCTATTCTCAGAAAGGAATTAGAATATCGAGACCAGTTCAATCTGCATATCAGGAGTCAGAAGGAGGAAGAATGGAACTGAAGAAGTGGATTAAAGATCATTTCTATGTAACAGTCGGAATGTCCGTAAAAGGAAGATTCTTCTACGTCAGGGTGATAGATGGAAAGGGGATTGATTCCTTAAACATTCGTTTCCCGATATTCCTGTGGAGTAGAACTGAACTGAATTGGAGTCGGGATAGAACCATAAAAGGATTTTGTATCCTTTGGATACAAATATCTTTCTATAAATCCTTTCCTGATCGGGTTGTCGGGGTATATCTTAGATGGGTTTGGGAACTTATTAAGGAGGACTGGGAGAGAAAATGACTACCGATAGAATGGAAGAAATACGAGTAGCCTTACCTATCATACGTCAAAAGTGGGCTTATGTCGGTAATTTAATGAGCGTAATGCTCACCGAAATAGACCGACTAAGAGAAGAAGTGGTAAAGCAGATGACAGAAACCCACCAAGCCCAGGAGAATGATAACGATGAAGACTAGCGATGGATCAATTCTCCCAATGGAAGCAGTGGAAGCAAAGGTGCGGGAAGGCGATATAACGGCAAGATTCTACAAACAAATTCCCGAAAAGTATCTCCCGGCATTGCAGGGAATGAACCGCAAGCAAAGGAGAGAATACTACAGAAGTCATAAAAAGGAATGGGCGAGGGAGCTAAAAGCGGAACAAGCCGCCGAGGAGGAGGAAGGTCTATGAAGGAGTTGAAAAAACTGTATTGGCAGGTCCTTCCAGTTCTCACAGATAAGTGGAAGGGTCGGTATCGAGGTTGGCCAGAAGCTTATTACGATAAGGAGAAAGAATATATAGCCGCTTGTATATTCTGCGAAAGCAGCTATGTACCTCAGAAGGTTAAGGTAGGAGATCACACACCCTTGACAGTTTCCATAATGGACTATAGTGCCCGGAAGAAAAATCCTGAAGGTCCTGGTTGGGTAAGACTTCGCATACTGAAGACTTTTCCGAATTTAAAGGAAGCCCAGAAGGCTGCCTTAGAAGTCCTGAGTCTTCATCCTAATCTTTGGCCTACTGCAATTCGGGAGAAGGTAGGGAAGGGAGAGCGATGAGCATCCTAGACGAAATCAATCAAGAGTGGAAACGGGTTGTAACTGAAATTAAAGAAGAACAGACGTACAGGTTGAAACGGAAAGAGATATTATTTAAGCAGTTGCAGAAAAAGCATAAACAAGGTAACAATACCTTTTATTTGGGCAGGGATGATTTTTATTATTATGAAAAACTCTTAGGTGGGAGTTGTCAGAATGAGGAAGTTCAATGCCCGTTTTGCTTAGGAAAAGAAAAAATCCGGCAAATCAATACAGACATCACTCAGTATTTTGAAAATAAGGTCAAATGTCCATTGTGTAATGGTTATGGTACAGTATTCTTTATTTTTGGATATAAGTATCAGGAAATTAGTAACGATGATAGCGATTACCAGAGGTGGTGAAACGAAACGGGAGAAGGTGGATGATTAAGTGGAAGGAACGTCTAAAGATCAGTCCAGTATTTATTCCCCAAAATCTTTGGATTGGGGGAACTTGGGATAAAAGTTCCATTAAAATAATGTTCCTTTCCTTAGGTGTTATTATCCATATACATAGAGTTAAACCAGTAGTTCGTTCTGATGGAGGAGAAGCTTGCTTCTGCACTACCTGCGGAAAATACTTCGGATTAGATTAGAACGGAGTACACATTAAAACAAAGGAGGAGTGAATGCCATTACAACTGAAGTACCGACCCTCAGACTTTACAGAAATGATAGGTAACAAGGCCATTTTAACCAGTCTCGAAAGCATCTTTGCCAGAGAGTTTGACTTCCCCCATGCTTGGTTGTTTTACGGACCTAAGGGTTGTGGGAAGACTACATTGGCAAGAATTGTTGCCCACAAGTTAAAGTGTAGTGTTGATGACCTTTATGAGTATAACATGGCTAATCTTAAAGGTATTGACACTGTTCGGGACATCCTGGAAAACGCTGTGTATGCTCCGATCTCAAGTCCCGTTAAGTTCTACATCTTGGATGAAGTACACGAACAAATCAAAGGTGCCCAGGATGCTCTTCTCAAGATTCTGGAAGAACCTCCTCAGCATGTGTATTTTGCCCTCTGTACAACAAATCCGGAGAAGCTACAAGGGGCAGTCCGAAGCCGTTGTATGCCATTCTTAGTAAAGACCCTTCTATCTACGGAAATGAAGATGTTACTTGACGGAGTTCTTACCAGAGAAGGTCTACCGGATTACCCAATAGCAGTCATTAGGGAGATAATTCGTATTGCCGAAGGTATCCCCCGAGATGCTCTGGTGGCCCTTGATTCTGTCATTGACATTCAGAATGAGGAGATGGCTATTCAAGTCCTGCAAAACATTTCTATCGGGGAAGCAGACCTAGCCGATATTTGTAAAGAGCTGATGGACGGTACCACTTGGGAGGCTATCCGAAAAAGAGTAAGCACCTTGGCATCAAACATTAATGATGCAGAGAAAATACGGAGGGGTGCTATGGGATGGTTTTCCAAAGTGCTTCTTAACTCAAAAACAAACGATAGGGTATCCATGATTCTTCAGATTATGGAAGATAATACTTATGATGGAGGAATACCCAAACTAATCAACATGTTTTACATGGCTACAAAAATAAGATAAGGAGGAGGTTATGTCCATAAAAGATGATTTCCTGAAGCACTACAAAGAGATGATTTTACCGAATAAACCGGGTGCAGACAAACTCCTGGAGCACTTGCAAAAGAGGGATTTCTTCACAGCCCCAGCGTCCACAAAGTTCCACAGTAACTACCGAGGAGGACTGGTAGAACATTCCGTCCTGGTGTATGAAACCCTTAAGTTTGTTATGGAAGGATTTGCACCGACTACTTATATTGAAAGACCGGAGATGAAAGTCTCTATGGCAGTAGTCGGTTTACTCCATGACATTTGCAAGATGGAAACTTACTTAGAGGATAAAGAAGCTGCGACAACCCCACAAAAAGAAGCTATTGCCAGATACGGGCTTAAGGTTCCACAAGATCAGATGACGAAAGCATACGCAAGTAAGCTTATTGAGTGGTGCAAGGGTGGAAAGACTGGAGCTAAACCGGAGTTCCGGGAGTTCTACCGTGTGGAAGAAGTGTTTCCTTACGGACACGGGGAGAAGTCAGTCTTTATCCTTCAACAGTATATTAAACTTACGGAGGAAGAGGCATTAGCTATAAGATGGCATATGGGGGGATTCGACCCCGGTATCCACTTCGGGTATCCTTCAGGGATGGCATACAAGCAAGCCGTGAAGGATAACAAGCTTCTGGCTGCAATCATTGCGGCTGATCACATAGCAACTTATCTTGTGGAGTTGTGGAAAGATTAAGGATTGCCAACGGACGATTTTAAAGATGTGATATAATAAAAGAAAAAAGCTTGAAAGTGAATTGCTTATGCCAGACGACAAAGATTTACCGGGAGATGAAGAATTTGAGGAACTGGGAGACGAAGAGGACAAGAACTTCCCTCTCAAAAAACATATTGATGTCTATGAATTGGATCGGTGTGCAGTCGAACAAGTAGACTTATACCACATATGGGGAGAGCGTTTAGCCCGAGCCGAAAGAACCAAACAGTCCTGTATAGAAGAACTTGCTTATGAGAAGGCAAAACTTTCGGTAAAAATCAGAGAAGACCCCGAGAAATACGGGTGGGACCTCGAAAAAGAACCTACTGAACCTTGGGTAAAAGAACAGATTATTCTGGATGACAATATTCGGGCTTTAGCAAAAAATGTCATTCAGGCTACATACCAATATAATATGATCAATAATGCAAGAAAGGAGGTACTAGAACACAGAAGAAAAAGTCTGGATATTCTTACTGAGCTTTACAAAGGTGATTATTGGGGAGGTAGATCGAAATGGTCACCTGCTGCTGACATTGCCCGGGAGAATGGTAAAAGGGAACAAACGGAAATGTTGAATGCAGACCCCGACTTGAAACAGCGTTTAACAAAGAAAGGGCAACCAGAATGATACAAGAATCCTTTAAAATCCTTGTCGGATTTCTCTTTATCTTGGTTGCCTGGTGGGCTCTACTGAGAGTAGGATCCACCGCAGTATTTCACACATGGTTTAGACTAAAAAAGTATTATGAAGGAGGTAGTAATGGGATTAACGGCAGAACAAAGAAGGGCACTCTATGATCAGGAGTTACCTCAAAGGCAAGAAGAAAGCTATGCAAGAAAGGACGAGAAAGGTCGTTATAGATCAGTCTTTAAGACAGAAGAAAAAGCCGGCATCTCTTTCTGGGGAGCAAAAGACGGCGATCACAGAACAAGAATTATCCCGTATATCGTCGGGGAGAACAATCCCCAAAATCTAAAACCTGGACAGGTTGCTTTTATATGTGAGATATTTACCCACAGACAAATCGGTATAAATGAGGATTCGATCCTCTGTCCTAATCTCACTTTTCGGAAACCTTGCCCCATATGTCAGCATCAAGCAGACCTCAAACGGCGCCAAGGTGAGGGAGAAGACATTCCTAAAGAGGAAATTTCCAAACTTAATGCTTCCCGTAGAGCCATCTATAACATAGTTTGTTACGATGACACTTCCCAGGAAGCAAAGGGAGTCCAGGTTTGGGAAGTCTCTTATGTTCTCTTCTCAGAAGAAGTGGAGAATCTGGCAAATAAGAAGCGTACCGGTGGAAAAATTCTTTATGCACACCACAATCAGGGTTGCATTATTTCCTTCCATAAACAAGGGAAGGGAAGAGACACCGAGTTTAGTGCTTTCGAATTTGAGGAAAGATGTCCCATAGATGATAGTTTTCTTGAACAGGCTCACTGTCTGGAAGATTTGGTTGAGGAACTCACCTACGACGAGATTTACGATATGTACTGGGAGAATGCTTACGAAGCTGCACCGGATTCCCAGGAAGCAGCAGAAGCTACCAGAAAACCCAAATTGACGGAAGTTGAAAAGAAACCCGAAGCAATAACAGATAATTCTAAAGCCGAGGCAGAAGCAGCAGCCAAAGCAAAAGCGGAAGCAGAAGCCAAAGCAAAAGCAGAGGCAGATGCCAAAGCCAAAGCAGAAGCAGCAGCAGCGGCCGAAGCAGCAGCCAAAGCTAAAGCGGAAGCAGAAGCAAAAGAAACTGCGGCTCTTCAGAAGAAGGAAGAGGACGCCCCAATATTCCCCGCAGATGAATCGGAAGAAGTGGCTTGTCCCTTTGGAGCAGCCTTCGGTGCCGACTTTGATCAGTACACGCAATGTGATGATTGCCCGGTTCGGGCAAAGTGCAAGGATAAAAAAGAAGGAAAGAAACCTCCAGTCGAAGAGAAACCTGCTAAGACATTAGTGAGAAGGAGGGCATAAATCCTAATGGGCTTGATCAAGAAAAGACCAGATGATCAGCCAGGGTCAACCAACGAGGACATACTCCGCGAACAAGCGGGGTATGTCCAAGAGGTTGAGAAGGCTATAGCGGAACCCACCGACAATGAAATTGTTTCTTTACTGAACCGCAGAGTAGAAGTCAAGCAGGTTATCTCTACAGGATCCACTTTGTTAGATTTGAGTATTTGCGGAGAAGTGATTAGGGGCGGGGGCATCCCCGGTGGGTTATTAGTCGAAATTTACGGGAGAGCAGGGTTGGGTAAAACTGCCATCCTATCAGAAATATGTGCCTCCGCCCAGAGCAATGGGGGTAAGGTCCGTTTTACCGATCCTGAAGCCCGTCTTAACAAGGAGTACACCCGGATTTATGGAGTTGACTTATCCAAAAAGTTTGAGTATTACCGACCAGACACCGTAAAGGAACTGTTCAATGATTATTTGACCCCTTGGGAAACAAATACCGATAGTATAAATGTCTTTGCTTCGGATTCCATAGCAGCTTTATCCACTGAAATGGAGATGGAAGAGGAAGACAAACGTGGTCAGCAGCGGGCTAAAGACTTCTCCCAAGGATTGAGGAAGAATGCCAGAAGCATCGTTGACAAGAATATCCTGATGATCTTTACCAACCAGGTAAGAGCAGGGGAGAGAGGTGACATCACCCCAGGAGGGATGGGTATACCGTTCTATGCTTCCATCCGATTAGCAGTAAAACAACCAATGTTAGACCATTTTGTAAAGAAGAGTAAAAACATAGGAGGATCAAAGCGAGAGGAAACCATCGGAATAAAGAGTGAAATAACCGTAGTTAAAAACTCCGTAGGAATCTCCTATAGGAAATGCCCCATCTACATCATGAATAATTACGGTGTGGACGATCTTCGGGCAAATCTTCAGTACTACAAGGAGATGATGGGGCAAAAATCCTATGATGTCATTGACAGAACCTATATCTCCATAATTGATGCCATTCATTACATAGAAGATCACAACCTGGAAGAGAAATTAAGAGAACGGACTATTGATACTTGGGAAATGATTTTTCGGGAGTTCCAGGAAGTTAGAAAACCCAAAAAACGCTAAGAAAGGAAAGAACGTGGAATACATCATCGTCAGTATTAAACAGTACATGGTGATTGGTAAACTGGAAAAGGAAATAGTAGATGGTATTCCCACAGGGAATTTTATATTAATTAGCCCTGCCATTGTCCAACAGTCTAACCCAACAACGGACACCCATCAGTTCCTTCTTTTTCCCGGGTTACCGAAAGTCATACACTTGTCCAAAGGGTTTATGGAACAGACATTTTGGTATGATGTTTCACCCGGAGGTCTTCGGAACTCGTACATCGAAGTAACCTCTTCCCTGAAGATAACCAATAAAATGCCTCAACCACTTCCTTTCGGGGGAGGTAAACGTCAATGAAAATGCTCCTTGACTGCAATATGATTTGCCATATGGCAAAACACACAACCGGAGATTTAACCTACAGTGAATTGAAAACGGGAGTGATCTTCGGTTTCCTGTGGCAACTTCTTTCTTTGGCAAAGGTATTGCAGAGTAGGGAGTTTTGCTTCATCTGGGATTCTCCGGAATCCCTTCGCACTAATTTATTTCCTGATTATAAGAAGAACCGAATACAAAAAGAAAAGACCGACGAAGAGAGAGAAAGGGATGCCATAGCCTTTTCTCAATTCAGTACCATAAGAAAGGATATCCTACCCGCAATAGGGTTTAAGAATATATATAGTCAGAGAGGATACGAAGGAGATGATATAATAGCCAGCATTGTCCAGCATGACCTTGGACCATTCATAATAGTGTCCTCAGACAACGATCTTTACCAACTTTTGAGGGAAGAGGTCAGTATGTATTCCCTCAAAACAAAGAGTTTTTTTGGAGTAGTGGATTTCCGCAAGGAGTATAGTATTAAACCTCATAGATGGGCTAGAGTAAAAGCCATAATGGGATGCAAGACAGACGGGGTGCCAGGAGTACCGGGAATCGGTGTATCTAATGCCGTGAAGTTTGTAGACGGAGTACTTCCCCCGGCATCGAAAGCTTACCACAGTATAAAGTCGAACAAAGAAATAATAGAACGCAATCAAGTGTTGGTGACCCTACCTTTCCCGGGAGTAGATACATTTTTTATTCAGGAGGATGACAACCTCTCTTTGGAAGGGTTCATGTATGTGTGTCAGAAGTATGGATTTCATTCATTTCTTAAATCAGAGGGATTGGATCAATGGATAAGAATTTTTGGACTGAAGTAGGGAAACCTCTAAGGGAACTTGTGACCGATCTGGAGAAGCATCTCAGCAATGATAAGTTGGATCGGGTACGCAGGAATGCAGCAAAGAAGACCATGGAAAAAATCAAAAAGAATCTTGATAAATCCGAAGAGATTTACAAGATTTAAGGAGTGATCTGATGAATCCCAAGAGACACGGTAATAGTTTTGAGTGGGAAGTTTGCGGAAGTTTCTCCCGATTCTGGAGTAAAGGTGCTCGTGGTGATCTTTTCGGAAGAACAGATTCTTCGGGTGGTCGGGCTACGACGAGAGCTAAAACGGGACAGGAGACCGAGGGTCAGTTCGGGGATATGTGTGCCACAGCCGATGAAGGAAAGATCGTTGAAAGAAACTGGCATGTGGAGCTGAAAACAGGTTATTCCCAGAAGAGAAAACAAGCATTGGATAAGAGGAAAGTCCTCACCAATTGGTGCATTCTTGACCTAATCGACACAACACAGAAATTAACTGTATTTGAGGAGTTCTGGCTGCAATGTTTGGAAGGAGCTAACCATACAGGAAGGGAACCAATCCTAGTATTTAGGAGAACCCGTCTACAGAAATGTATTGCCTTTGAATACGATTATTTCTCCTACCTGATGGACTACTTCGGTAATCCGCCTATCGAGACTCCTCTTATTCACATAGAAACCCTTGACTATAGCATAGTTATTATGCTTTTGACCAACTTCTTTACCTGGTTGGAGCCCAGTGAATTGCTATTCAGGAGGAAGCAATGATTAAGTTCCTGGAGTTTGAATTTTTTCAACCTTATTCTTACGGTTGCCTAGAGCTTTCCCCCGGAGTGAATGTCATAATAGCTCCGTCTGATAAAGGAAAGACTTCTATTCAACGTGGAGTTGAATGGGTAAGAACAAATAGACCATTGGGAGATGTCTACAATTCTTGGCATGCTCCCGAAGGAGCCCATACAAGCTTCTCAATCTGCAAGACAGATGGAAGTCTAGTGGGTAAATCACGATTGAAAGGAACAACCAGATACTTCGTAACTAAGGATGACAAAGAGCTGGAGTTCCAAGAAGCTGTAGCCAGAGATGTCCCGTCTGAAGTAACAGAAGTCCTGAATCTCTCGGATATTAATGTTCAGGAGCAGGAAGCTCCCTACTTCCTCATTCAAAACTCGTCTCCCGGTGAAGTAGCAAAGCTGTTCAACGGTTTGATGGGTTGGAATATCATAGACCGACTGTTTAAGAATCTGGACGGGAAGATAAGAGCAACCAGGGAATCGGAGAAGTCTACAGAAAAGCTCTTGAAACAGAGTCAAGCCGAATTCAAAGGGTACGCATATTTAGACGAGTTCCAGCGAAGATTTGATATAGTGCAAGCAAGAAGTCGTCTTTATAAAAATAACATGGGCACCATCAGCTCAGTACGCTCAATCCTTGTGGCAATAAGCATTGTAAATGAAGATATTGACAAACTCAAAAAGAAAACCAAGCTTGAAAGCAGAATCCTAACTCTTATGGAGAAGGTAGAGATTTTCCAGAACAAAAATACGAAGAAGGAAAAGCTCACGGTTCTGGTTTCTGACATCAAAGAAACTGAAGAGATTCTGGAAGCAAAAGAAATAATTGAGGAATTGGACAACAGACTTATCCAACTTACCAGTAAGATCGCGGATCGAGAGAAGATCCAGAATAACATCAGAAACCTACAGTCTTTGGTAGTGAGCATAAAGCTGGCTGAGAAGTCTGTCGGAGAAAAGACCAAAATATATGAAAACCAAAAGAAACTATTGGAATCAAAAGTGAAGGAGTATAAAGTTTGTCCCTTCTGTGGACAACCTATTAAGGAAGATTTTCACTTATGCTAAGATTCGGGCTAACCCTTAAACCTCTCGGGGGTTAGTTCGATCAGGGGAGAGCGGGAAAGAAACCCCCTCGGTCCCGCTCTCCTCATTAATTAAAAGGAAATGACTATGCTACTTAATACAGGTGACTGGCACATAACAGATCAGACACCGGAGAAAAGAACGGATCCAGACTTTTTTGCTACTGTATTGGAGAAAGTAGACTTCCTTCTAAATACGGCTCACAAAGCAAATGCCATCATAGTCCAACCAGGAGACTTCTTCGATACAGCTCTAACTCCTTATGATGTCTTTGGTGAGGTATTGAGTCTTATCCGTTCTTATCCAAGTGTGAAGATACTAACTGTTCCGGGTCAGCATGACCTTCGTTACCGGCGGGAAAAGAAGATTCCGCTACTGGCTCTTAACCAAGCTTTCCCTGATAGAATCATTATTCTCCGGGAAACTCCTCATATCATAGGAGATATTGCTTTTTATGGAGCAGGTTTTAATCGGCCCGTACCCCCGATCGTCAATGGAGATCACACTATTAACGTACTTGTCACCCACCGAATGATCATAAACAATAAGAAGCTTTATCCGTCTCAGGGAAATTACGAAGTGGCTCATAGGTTTCTCCAAGATAATCCCTTTGATCTGATCGTGTCTGGAGACAATCATGAAGGATTTATTGTACGGGATAAGGATAAAGTTCTCTTTAATATGGGAAGTTTGGTTCGGACAAGAACAGATCAGATGGAACATAAGCCCAGGGCAGTCTTGATGGATCCTCTCTCCGAAGCGAGATGGACTATTATTGATGTACCCATCGAGCCAGCTGAAGACGTATTTGATGCCCGAAAGATCGAAAAGACCCAGGTAAAAAATGAATTGCTGGAAGAGTACTATGAAAAAGTTAAGGCTATGAGGGATAGAACAACCAACAAAGAAGATCGGTTGTTTGATTACACAATTATCCTCACCGCTTACATGAAGAACCCAGTAAACGATGTAAGTATAGATGTACAAAAAGAATTGACGGAGGCTTTGGAAGAAAATGAATGATATCCTGGCAGAGTTAAAAAAGATGAAGGATGATGTGGATATATCCAAGAACGAAGTATCTAAAGCAGAAGGAAGGAAAGAGGAGCTGTTCAACCGACTGCAAAAAGAATATGGAATGAAGTCTCTGGAAGTAGCCGAGAAACAGATAGAGGAACTGGTTAAAACCTCTTCAGACCTGGAAAAAGAGATTCGGTCAGAGCATAGCATCTTGAAAAACGACTATAAGTGGGAGGAGTAATGGATAAAGTATTTGCCGATCTCGAAAAAGCAGGAGAGTTCCTTAAGGATAAGCAAGAGAGAAAGAAGTTCCTGGAGAAGCAGATTAAAGTGTATGAGGATTCCCTCTCCGTCCTTACAAAGAAGAAAGCCACCCTTGATAAAGCTGTTATGGTGGCTCAAGTGGTAGCCCAGGATTTACAAAGTAGTTTAGAGGGTTATGTAAGTCAGATGGTGAGTCTTGCCTTAGCCGCCGTCTTCCCCGATCCTTACGAATTTGTCTTGAGATTTGAGAAGGGCAGAGGCAAGACGGGAGCGGAAATGCTGTTCAAAAAGGGAGAAAATGAAGGTCCCCCGATGAAAGTATCGGGCGGAGGACCTAAAGACATCGCTTCTCTTGCATTACGTCCGGTTGTATGGTCATTAAACCCTAATGAACCCTTCTTCTACTTGGATGAACCAGCCAAGTTTGTCTCCCGAGACCTACAGCAAAAGGTCTCCTTTATTATAAAGGATATGAGTGACAAACTAGGCATACAATTCCTGATAAACAGTCATATCCCTGAAATCATCGAATCAGCGGATAAGGTTTTTGAAGTGGAGCAGGTCAATAGAGTATCAACTATCAAAGAGGTGGACTCCGGTGATATTTGATCCAGCTATGGAAAGAAACTTGCTGGACTTTGATTATCTAATCATTCTCAGAAGTACTGGGGAAGTGATTGCGAAAGGGACTACAAAAGCCAATACTGCCGGTTATGCTTCGACGTATGCCAAACTTGAACAGAAAAACATTGTGAAATTGTACGGTACGAATTCCGTTAAAGTGATTGTAGGAAAGGGTAGGTTTTCTAATCAGCTACAATTAGATATATTTTAAGGAGGTTGGAGTGAAAGGAATAATATTAGCTGGAGGTGCTGGTACAAGACTTTACCCCCTCACCAAAGTAATCTCAAAACAGCTCTTACCGGTTTTCAACAAACCAATGATTTACTACCCCTTAGCCACTCTGATGTTGGCGGGGATTCATGAAATAATGATAATTACTACCCCAAGGGATTCCTTGACGTTCAAACGGTTGTTCAATGACATCTATGCAAAATGTGGTCTGATCATAAGGTGGATTGAACAAAGTAAACCAGAGGGAATTGCTCAAGCTTTGATTCTGGCTGAACCGTACCTTGACGGAGGTAGTTCTTGTCTTATTCTCGGAGACAACTTGTTCTTTGGTTCGGGGATGACGGGATTAACAGAGAACTGCACCTCTTTGTTTAAAGGTGCCATCGTATTCGGATACCATGTTAGTAATCCACAAGATTACGGAGTTATTGAAATTGACAATGACGGTCATATCCTCAGTATCGAAGAGAAACCCAAGGAACCCAAATCGAACATAGCTGTTCCGGGAATTTACTTCTTTGATGGTTCTGCCCCAGAAAAAGCCAGAACATTGAAGAAGTCTGCCCGTGGAGAGTACGAGATAATTGACCTCATAAAGAAATATATGGATGAAGACCGTTTGAGATTGGAAATAATGCCCCGAGGAATTGCTTGGTTAGATACCGGTTCTTATGAAAGCTTGCTTGAAGCCAGCAACTTCATAGCTACCATTGAGCATAGACAAGGATTAAAAGTAGCCGACCTCGAAGAGATAGCAAGACTTAAACAGTTCATTTAGGTGGTACAAGAGCATTCTCATAGCATTGGATGGTAGCTTCCAATGCTCTCATGTATTCACCGACAGCTTTAAGATCATAAAGCTGTGCTTTTATGGTCTCCTCATCCAAACACTGATAACATACAGCCGTAATCTTATTGCAGATTACGGTTGTTTTATTTCTGTCTATCAAGGTTGGTACTGGTTTTACTGGGGATGGGCAATAGATTTTGGGTATTACTACTTTGGTTGTTTGGCACCCCATACATATCGGAAAGAATGCCATTGTAAATATCAGTATAATCCATACCTTCTTCATTTTTCTTCTCCGAAAGCTTTAGTCGGTTGACTTCCTTCTCCCACTTGGATGCAAGGTTGCGGTACTTCTCCAGACTCTTATTATACACCCGAATCTCTTGCAAGTTTCCTTCCAAGGTTTTCTTCTCGGTTTGGGCAGCTGCCAGCTCTTTTCTTGCCTCAGATAAATCATCGTTTAAACCCTCATTCCGAAGATAAGCAAATCCTCCCACAATGAGTAGAAGGAAAACTAGACCGATGATGATATAAATCAAAATCCGATTGATCATTTACCAGTACCTCATGGATTCTAAAGACTTGTCAAAGAGTTTAGCGAAGTCGTATATCTTTTCACTGTACCTGTAATTAACCGAGCAGAGATCAAGGGGACCGCTTTTTAACTGAATAATCTTGCGTTTACATGCTTGTCTCATTTCAAAATGGGATAAGACTTCTGCCCGTTGATATTCCTTATAGAGATTTGCTTTCCCTCCATTGTAAATCTGATAATCTACCCACAAAGGCTTATGTCCCCAATTCTCTTTCTTGTGGATATGACTGATGTAGAAAGCTTGGGCATTAATAGCTTGAGCAGGATTAGAGGGAAGAAAAGGGGACTTCATTAAAGTGGATACATATTTAGCAGTCGAAGGCATGAATTGGGCTACACCAGTTCCCCCATCGAATGCTGTAATGTTTCGGCAGTTACTCTCCACCTTTAATTGAGCTAAACCAAACTTCCAAGGATAAGCAGGTCCTAAATACTTTTGATGACTCTTTCGAACGGCAAGTCGGTAGGATTCACAGCGGTCTTGGGCTAAGACAATCGAAGGGATTATCCACCAAAGGACCAAGCAAGCATAAATCCAAGGTAGATACTTATGATAAGCAGATTGTTTGACCATTCTTTTTCACTCTTGAAGGTGATGTATCGGAAGGCTAGTTTACGGACTATGTGAGCATTGGCAAAACCAGCATTTACATACAAAGCTTTGGACAAGAATAATGTCCAGAATGCAATCTTCGGATTGATATTGTCGGATTCCAAATACTCCGGGGGGATTAGACCTATCAGTAATAGAATTACGATGAAGACTGCTAAGGGGATGGATATGCGGTAAAGTTCCTCTCTTATAGTTTTAAATGTCTTCATTCTTGGCTCCTATTATCTCAAAAGGTTCGGATTCAAAAGAGTAGGTAACTTTCTTCATCACGGTAGGTTGGTAGATTAAAGTTATACGAAGTCGGTATTTCCCAGTATGACATAAACCTTTGGGTAGCTTCAGTTCCTGTATCAGCACCCCCTTACCTGTAGGTAAATTAGAACGAAGAGGTGGATAAATCAGGGTGTAGTCGTTTACCAGTTGTCTTATGATCTCTCCGGAGAAAGGTTCCTTCTTGTCGTAAACCAATTTGTAGACAATAGAACCACCCATCTTGATGTCCCCTCTGTTCATAATCTGAATGGGTTGTGTAACATCTATCACAGTAAATGGCCAAAAACTCAGGTACAGTACAAAAATGTACGTTATACCCACCAGAACTAATACAGCCTTAAGCATCTGTTTCATTTTTTCTTGATTACCTCCATAACTTTCCCATCTTCAAACACATGACCATGGAAATTACTGTTATCCCACAGTTGACGATGGGCTTCCAAGTTTTCTTCGGCAATACACTCGACTCTACCACGTAGAGTCTCTAATCTTTCTTTAACCATGGTTTCATCGGCTTTGCTAGCAACCTGAGCTTTAAGGGAGGAAATCTCGTTCTTCGCAAGGTATCCGGCAATAGCCATAAGAATCGTGTTTAAGACAACAATTAACGTACTAGGTTCTACCATTGGCCCGCCCCCATGATAATACCTTTCAAGAGATGTAAGTTTGTTTAGGTTTCCTTTATAACATCATCAATAATCCTTAAGGTGAGCTTCATGGCTGTCAAGTGCTGATCACCCTGGGTCAGTTCTATCTCTGCTTTGTAACGACCGACAGAAGCCGTATCCACGGCAGTTAAGTCTATATAGCATTGACCAAGCGTTGCGTCCGTCCAAACACAATTCTTAGGACCGATTGCATAAGTCACATCATCAAGGGAAACCTTTGCCGCAAAAGCAGCAGTCCAACCGGAATAGTCATCCTCCAGATCAATCACAATTCTCGGAGTGTCTCCACGCACAATCTCTACAGTTTGACTGGCTACGGCTACGGCTGAATAAACCTGACCTTGAATGGCTGGGAGAGTATATGTAGCTCCCCACAGACCCTCTCCATGAGTAGAAGAAAGCTGTTCGTCTATCTCTTCGACGGAAGCTCCCCCTCCTCCCCCACCACCAGCAGGAGCATTATATAAAGAATCCTCGGTGAAGCGACTATTCTCTCCATCAGCTTCTAACATGGTGTCCAACTTATCTAAAATGGAAGCCATTGCTTCTTGAACAGCTTCGGTTGCCAATGATGCTACAGCCGAAGCGATTGCAGCTATTGTGGCATTATCCGGTGCTGTGTAAGCTCCTGATGCCAGACGTGAGGTGATAGTAGCATCCAATTTAGCTAAGCGGGTATCGGTAGTCAACAAAGGATTTGTGGGTATATTATTGACGCTCGTTTGACTTGCCGCCGACTTTGCAGCATCGTAGGCACTACTCAAAGTGGCATTACTCACAGTAGGTTGTGTGGTGAAAGCTTTTACGTCGGCTGGTAGATTACCGGAAACATCCCCAGCAGCCAAACTTACCGCTCTCTTTGCACTAATGAGCTGATCAAGGAAAGCTGCTTTGGCGTTTGTCCAGACCGTATTGTCCAGAGCTGATGAAGCATTGGCTTTGGAGTCGATCAATGTCTTCAGAGCGGATAGACCACATATCGCATCCTCCAACAGATCATTGATCGCTGTTATTGTAGTATTGTCGGGGGCAGTGGTAGGTAAATCCCCTATGGCATCAATGATTGCCGCAAGACTGCTTCCTGCTGCTTCTATGGTTGTCTTTATAGCTGTAAGAGCCGTATCGTTGGGGGCATCTATTAAATTCATTTTGTCCCCGGCTTGTGCTGCCGTCTTTGCAGCATCGTAGGCTTCATCGAGGGTAACTCCGGTTACAGTGGGCTGAACAGTGTAAGCTTTAACGTCTGCCGGAAGGTTACCTGATACATCTGCGGCTGCAAGAGTATCAGGAGATTTGGCTACTGCCGCACCGGCCGCATGTCTTGTGCTGATCGCTGCGTCCAGATAATCTTTGATCAATTTTCCTATGCTGCCGACCGCCGTAATACCGGTAAGCAAAGATTCCCAGATCGCTGCCGCCATTGCTGTGGCAAACGTACTGCTTTTGAGGATGAGATCGGCACCGGTGGAAGCTAGAGAGAATCCGGTCTTGTCAGATACAGCTACACTCTGTCCATCTGTTAAGTCTACTGTTTGGCTGAGCTTTGTACCGTTAGTGGTGGGGAGTGCTCCGGCTGTTCCGGGAACACCGTCAGGTAAACTGTTTATCGTACCTGTAGGACTGGCTTTATCAAAGAATTTCTTAAAGGCAGCTGCAATACGTCCACCGGCTGTTTCAGTTAAAGCCGTATTAAGGATTTTACTTACACTTACTCCAGTTGCTCCAGAAAGAGCGTCGATTAGGGTTTTTACCGCTGAATTTCCGTAAGTTCCGTTACTGACGACAGCATAAGCATCTCCGCTTTGGACGGCCCTTATCTGGAAAACATGGGATTCAATAGCCGATACGGAATCTACCGTAGCTTTCACCAAGACGACATAGATTTTACCTCGTTCGAAACCTGCTGCGGCAGTAAGTTGCCGTCTACCATAGTAGAAACCAACTACTGTATCAAAGGGTGTTGCGGGAGTCATGTCCACATCTTCATCTATTCCAGTTGTGTTACCCTCTTCATAGATTGAATAAGTAAGAACGGTTGCTGCATAGGCAGCTCCTGAGGAAAACCGATGGGCTACTACCGGAATGGGTACATATTCGTCTATGTCATAAATTCCCAGATACATTTTTTACCTCACTATTGAACCACCTAAAACGGGGAGACCACCACCTCCACCTGCTCCTGCACCATCACTAAATCCACATATCATTAATCCAGCCGCTATCCTTCTGGTTAAAGTTTCCTCCGCCCATGCTCCGCCGTCTACTCTCGACGTATAGCGGAAATTGATGCCCCCATCTATAGCTTGCCAATAATTGCGTGTATTAACATCCAAATAAGGAAGAGCAATATTGGTTGCGGTATCAGCACGAAGACTTAAATAAAAATCAGTATTTGCCGGAATATCTACTACGGAGCTAAAAGGAGCAATGGTAATATCATTTGACGACCATGCTCTATTAGCAGCGGTCATACCTGAAGTTACTGTTGTTTCTCCACAGGTTAAAATGATCGAATTGTTACCATCAAAATCGGCCATAACCCAGGCACCATCGGCCCTTACAGGGAAAGGAAATTGACCAACCAAAGCGTATTCATCAGGATTAGAACCGCTGTTATAGGTTAAAACACCAGTAGCCGAAAATATAGTTGAAGTTATTAAAGTTCCGTAAGTTCCATCATCAAAGCAAAGAACTATGTTCGGGGTTCTTGCTAAGGCAAAAGACCAAGTTCCCGTATAAAGTCCTACAAGTTCTTGTGCATACTTAACACCCCAACCAGAATCTGTGCGTCCTGCAATATTTATTACATCACCTGCATTAAACGTCTGGAACTCCAACACCACACAAACAATTTCTCCGGGATTAACGGTCCTTGTTGCAGATAAATTTCCAGTTTCTACCCAAGCATCAGCAGTCATGTTATCCGTACCGTTTACCATGTCGTAATATTGATCTTGAGTTCCATCTGGGGCAAGACCGACTCCAGATATATTTTGCAGAGATATTCTAACGGCGGTAGGCGTCCCTCCTGCTGTCACAGTCATGGTAGAACCCCATTTAAAACCAATCTTCTGTATGTTTTTAGAGGTTCTATCTTTCGTAAACACTTTGCCCGAAATTGATATTTTCTCCGTTGCGGTGCGCAATGGCCCAATATCTCCAAAAGCAAATTTCGTTAGATTATCATAAGAAAACCACTTCCAACTAGGTATAATGACCCCTATACCGGGAATATTCTGGTAAGCCATTGTTACACCTTAAATTCTTTTGTATTTATACTGCTAACAATTTTACCCCAGTCTGTTTCTCCAGATACCTTTATATTTGTCTTCAGATTGTGTAGAACTATATCAAACCTACCTTCTAAAGAAGGTATTTCAGACAGGAGATCATCCTTTGTAGTTACATACGTCCTAGTTTCTCCATCTATCTCAAGATTAATGGATATATGGAGACCGCAATCAAGTAACGAAATAGTTGCCTTTGCCATCTAACACTCCTACAATCGTGCTTGTGTCCTGTTTAATTTGATGTTGATCTATTTTGGCGACATAGCATAAATGTTTAAAAAATTCAAGGAAAATCCGCACTTACAAAAATCTTATTTCTTACGGGGCAGACGTGGGTGGAACAAAATCGGTAGTCCACAAAATCCTGTTAGTTAGCACACAACCGTCGATCCATGCTACTGTACCGCTTGAATTATATTGACCGCTTAACCCAAATTCTAAATCAAAATTACCCTCCCAAGCATTAGAAAGGGCAGAAGTGAGAGAACCTTTTAATGATCCATTAATATAAACCTTCACAACTCCAGAAGAAGCTGTGATGGCAATGTGAATCCAAGTAGAAAAGGGAATGGTTAGAGAGACAGTACCCAAGTTATGACCCCAACGGGTTGAAGCATCATAAGCCTGCATTCCAAATCGGTCGTATTCCACATTGTAATATAATTCAATCCACCTGTAATTAGCAGAATAATCCCCGATAAGAAAAGACATCCGAGCAGTCTCATAATTTACCATATCAGCTCTTTCGATACGGAACCAACTATGTAAAGTCCAATTGGTTAAAGGTGTATCTGAAAGATCATAACGTAAACCAGCCCAATCATGGGTGTATGCTGGATGATTAACATAGAGTGAACCAGAACCGAACTTACTTTGTAGATTGGTAATAGAAGAATAGACATTGTGGGTCAAAGAAGGAGCCGCCGGTGCTTCGTTTATGTAAGTTGTGTCACCCTCATCCCCTTCAAAATTGAGGACAAGAATTTGATCAGGATCTACATCTAAAACAATGGACGTATGGATTTCATCCGACAATTCACTTTCCTGACCTCTTCCATCTACAGAGCTTATCCTATAGTAATAATCGCCTGATGAAGTAGGGATGTGGGTGTATGTTAAATCGGTTATACCGGTAATCTTGTTATCTCCAGTAGTTACTCCTGGAGAAGTATCCCAATATATAATATAAGAAACGGCTCTGGGGGAAGCATCCCAAGATAAAACAGAACTCGACCCACCAGCTACTACGGGATTTGCGGGGATAGGGGGAGGAGGGGTAGGTACTGTATAAGTAGCCGCCACTCTTGGCAGCAGAGTTCCACCCATCTTGTTCAAGATGACATATTGACCATTAACTTTACAAACCAAAACATTCTCTCCTTCGTGGAGATCCGTTAGATCGTAAAGATAACTCCCCGCACTCACAAGACCGTTCTTCAGGAATAAGGATACTCGACCTTTCTCCCTATTGATTGTAATTATCTTTCCTTGTTCGATCTTGTCTGGCTTTATAGTGTTCCCGAGCAATATACTCATCGGAATAGCTCCAAGTAACTCGCTGTTCTTAATATGGTTATCAAACTCGCTTCCCCATTATCCGCTACATTCCCCGATATAGTCTGGGCAAGAACTTGACTTTTCTGGGTTTTATTTCTACGGGTACTGGTATAAGTCACAATGTCACCTACCTCAATTTCGGGAAGATGACAACCTAATGTAATTTCTTTCGACAACGTGGCAAAGGAATGAAGGTTCAATTCAGCTTCCCCTCTGGAAACTACCAATGTCGAATTGTTGTAAATCGGATCTCTTATCTCGTCTAAGTCGGTAAAAGGTTTGATCTTAAAGAATCTGTCTCCTGCAATGAGTTCGGAAAGCTTCAAGTGGTATTCTAGGTCGGAGTAATAGTAACCAACATCCTCATATTCGTCTACAGCTAAAATAACCTTAAGATTGGCATCAGCTACTCCGTAAGCTACAAGATTAGTACCCGCTAGTAAATCAGCTTGTGTGGAATATAAGTAGACAGCGGTGTTGTTTACCTTCAAATACCAGGTTTGATTAGGACTAACATTCCAATCAAAAATCTCCAGATCAGAATGAACAGTACCTACCTCCGTAGTGACAGAGTAGACTTTGCTCATTATGTAAAGGGAGTAATTCTGAGGAGCTTTTATTATGCTGAACAAGACGGCTATATCGGTTCGTTTATCTCCAACTTCTACTTCAAACCGAGTTGCCACATTCTGAAAATTGTAGTAGTCCCAGGATTCGACAAAGAACTCAATACCAATATTGGTAAATAAATCCCGGATTGCTTCAAAGCGGATAACCACATCTTCATAGGTTACTGCCGCTAGGGAAAACTCTACTGAGGTGTCGTCGTAACCGTCAGCCATATTATCCTCTTATCACTCGACAAATGGGTTTCCCGACAACCCCTGTCTTCCATCCGGAAGTGGGTGATCCTCTAAACTCTTTACCAAACACAGCTTTTACTTCGGAAAGACCACTCCCTGCTAAGTGAAAACCCCTGACTGCCGTGCTGTTAAAAAGTTTACCAAGAAACCAGAAGGATTGTACTTTCGTTGAACCCGTAATCACATTCTGCATAGCTTCCACAAAGAAGTTGTACTTCTCCATTCCTGAGATTTCCATGGAGAAGTTAATGATTTGTTTGGAGAGCTGATCTACTCCCTCAAAATCAAAAAGCATCTTCTCTATCGGAAGACATTGAGAGTCTCTCCAACCTGGGTTGTCTGATCGAACATCGGGTAACATCAGCATTGCGGTGTTGGAGAAGAACAGTCTTATCCGCCAGGAGTTCATAATTCCTCCTATGAATATGTGTAGTGAATGGCAAGAACCAAGTCGTTATTGTACCAGTCGGCTGCATCCCATGAACCCATCGAGTCCAGAAGAATCTGCTTCATGTTCCAATAAACATAACCGGCACCGGCAAGAGGATTGTCATCCAGTGTGACGTAAGAATCGGTTCCTGCAAGAGGAGTTCCCGTCCAAGTAGCTGCCCCCGGTACACCGTCTGTAGTCCCTATTGCCTTGAAGACACTGTTTGCGGGAGTACCGTCACCCAATGGCTTACTGGCCCATGTGGCATGAGTGTTGTCATCGTAAGCTTCAAGGGTAGGTGCGGTAACTGTAGCTCCGCTGAACCAGGCACAACAAACGTAACGAGTATTTCCACCGCTTCCCCCACCTGCTGTAGTTCCTGCAAGAACTACCTGCTGATAGTCCCCTTCACTATTATCCATAAGAAAGAGCTTCGGGACTTCAGAGGAACCAGATTGAGGAATAATGGCAGGATAAGATGCACCTGAGATTAAATCCCCACCCATTTGTTGTGAGTCCCTCCATACAATAATGTCCCCTGCACCCATAAGCAAGAAGTTAGAATCTCCTGCAGGGTTAGTACAAGCCACATCATTGGAAGAGATGTTAAACAGAATATTTACGGTTGGTTTGGACATAAAAATTACCTCCTAGAAAGGACTCGTTACATAAACTGTGGCATTTGCCGAAACAGTTTGCCACTCATAATCTACATAATCTTCACCGGTAATTCGAATACCGATGGATTGATTGCAAGCATTGTTTCCTACCTTCAGACTATTGTTAACCACTTCTACAAAACCACTCCCCGAAGTTATTGTCAGAACAAAAGAACCAGACACAACTTCTCCACTTGATCTGCATAAGTAGTAAGGACCAAATGTCTGATCTCCCGGGATTGTCTTTGTGGGATTGAGAGGACCGGTTATGTTGTAAGTTATCTCTGTACCACTTACTCCACCTGTGTATGTGACTGAGAGGGAAGCAGTCAAACTCTCACCCGTTCTGGGATGAACTCCTTGGACAGACACCGATACCGACTGCGAAGGAGTCAACTTATTTGTCGAAAAATACCCTAAGGAGGGAATCTGAAGATAACCAGAACCACTCGCAGCAATCTTAGTTTGGGTAATGAGTACGGGTGTACCTGTAACTGGATCCATCATGTACAGGTTATAAGGTCCAAACCTTTGAATGTCTTGTCCCCCGTTTGCATAAACACAGGCTATCGGACCTTCCACGTAAACGGTCGGTTTTGTCTCTCCCCCACCAGTACCTGTATCACTGACAATGCTTACCTTTATTGACTGAGTTAGTCCTTGCTCGGTGTCTACATCTACGGATACATTTACCTGAGCATCACCGACATGACTACCCTTCAGGTAATTCCTGACGGAACCTCCCCGAGTATAATCGACAAGAACTTCGGTACCTGTGGCTACAAACGCATTGAGGTCGATTATCCTTCCTACGAAGGAACTATAGAGATTCGATCCTGTTTTTTGTCCGTAAGCATCAATTAACCAGATACCAGTGACTGTAGTTATGGGGCAAGAAAGAACACATTGGGATTGACCAAATATGTCGTTTACTACCTCAGTTTTTTCTCCTGTAATTGTAATGGTTTCTGTAGCTTTATCAGCCCAAGCAAGATAGCCATTACCTGTAACTTCAAGCATGTGAACAACTACATTAGCCGGACATCCACCATTCTCCACGTAAACGTCTATAACAGACTGACCCGTGGAAATGGTAGTCGGGTTTGCCGTTATTGTCATGCTCGTCTTACATTTGCAGGAGTTATCCACATAAAGAAGCTTTACATTGTCTCTCCCTGATACAGAGGCAATTACGTTGACTTCCCCAAGTAACTGTACGGCGGTGGGACTTTCGTAAGCCTTTTCGTCATAGACAATGACATTCTTGACCATTCCTGAAGCCATATAACTAATGACAACCATCTGATCACAGAAGTTAAACTGGGTTAAGGTTAGATACACCGTCTTGCCGTCAATGACATAACCGTTATTTGCAGCGTAATTAAAACTTCTCGATTTGTCGGAGTATGCCCAGATACCTAAAATTGAAGAAGCCTCAAATTCAGTAGAAACGGAGTTTACCCCGGAAGCTCTTTTAATCTCGCTGGGAATAAGCATCTCTTGGGTATTCTGACTGGCTGTTTTCTGTAAGTTAGCCGGAGAATGAGGATACTTGAACCACATATCTTTAGCATTAGCAGGTTCAAAGAACCACTCAACCACAGCATTATTTATGGGAACACTGTCACCGTTCTTTACTTGAGCATAAATAATCAGATCGGTATTTCCGTCTACACCCATACATTCTGAATCCATAGACATTTCTATGCTGTTCTGGGATGTCGTTTGTGCCGGTGTAATCTTAATCCTATTTCCAAACTCAGGCCACTCTGGTTCTTCATTGTAACTCTGCACGATTAAGTCGGTAATATCTACATCAGAGGTGGTTGGTGCCCTGTCTAAAACACGGATACAGATGTCTCCTTGACGGTCACAGGTTACGAAACCCTCCGCACCGACAGCTAAGTTGACGAGCTTCTTAAGGACTTCTATAGGAAGCTCGTTATCGGCTTCGAAATTGTCGGCATAAACATAGAAGTCGGCAAGATCACATTTGTTCTCATCCCAAGTTAGACCTACGGATTCTAACAATTCCTCACAGATGTTATAAAAGGTAGTATCTGCCACCCAAAGCTTAGTAATCTTTTGAGCAAAGGGTTCTCCCATTATGGCTGTGGACTGTCTTCCCCAAATCCCTGTAGTTGTTTCATTGAGACCTACTCGAAAGGTCGGTCGTTCTATAAAGAACTCTCCTTGGGATATCCACGCAGGATCGTATTCGTCTTCATATTCATCTTCGGAAAGCTCATTGGTTCTGGTGAAAACTTCTATTCGTGGACTCTCCGGGATTATAGAAAAATCCAGAGCATCATAAAAAGTCTCATCGGCAAGTTCCAAAGATAATTCCCTACAGAACATCTCAAGACTGGATTCTATATTGAAGGACAGAACCTTGTCTGTTATATCTACAGTCCCGTCTAATACGAATTTCCAACCGTAGTCTCCCACCTAGTATTCTCCTAAGTCTTCTCTTTCCAAAACCACAAAATTCATCTCGTAATTAAACCGGGTCATCCCGTAATGTGAGCTGATCAAGTTTCGTCTTGAAATGTAGCCTCTCGGTCGTGCAAACTTCACAAGAAAACAGTCATAGCCGTCGGTAAAATAGAATTGCCCATTAGATATTTGACTCGCTGCTATAAATGCTTGATTAGTCAAAATCGAAAAGGCTGCCTCATCTGAGATCGTTATCCTCTGATCCTGTATCTGTTCTCCAAAGTCTTGAACTACGACTCCCCCTAGAGTGGGAATGACCGAACCCCTCATCGTGTTTCCCGCGAAAGGATCATATGTACCCTTACCGATCGGGTCTGTATCGAACACTATTAAAACAGAAGGAGCAGGATTGAAGGCTTCTTGTGGATCAAGAGAAGCTCCTAACTCCGTACTGAATAAAGCAAACTTCGATCTAGCCATGGGATAACCTCATTCTCGCTAATTCTGTTTCCAGTCTCTTTATCTGTTGCCTGGTGGTTTGTGGGTTACCAACTACTTTCAAGGGAACAGCTTCATTCCCGACCTGTAGATTCAAAGTGAATACTTCCGAGAGCTGTCGGACAATTCCTCCCTGAGCAAAGTTCTGTGTAGGAGCTTTAAAGTTTGGTACAGAGAAGGTTTTAAGGTTGTTTATGAAATGGAAGAAACCTTCACCAAGCATCTGCACTACACCCTTTCGAACGACAAATTCTCCCGGGGTAAGATTTGCGGGAACTGAATCAGTATCACCGGTTCCGGGGACATCTCCACCTTCTCCGAACTGATATGGAATACCGAATCCTGTGAATCCTCCGAAAACGGGTTCTTGCCCTTCTTTAACATACTTAGTCACTACGGTGAAGACAGCCCTCATACCATTGATTTTATTAAATAAATCGTTCATTCTGGTCTCGACAGAAGCAATCATGGTGGAAAGAGAAGTCATACCCGTTCCGTCACTCCCCATAAAATGCACTATAAAGTTAGCACTCTTTGCGGATATAGCAGATGCCAGGTTTTCAAATCTCTTCTTCATGTCGTCGATTAAAGGAGAAAGCATTTTTGCACCTTCTCCAGCATCTCCTTTAAGAGCAAAGACAGCTTTGAAGTCCGTTTTCCCTACTTCATCACAAAGTTTACGGAAGGAGTTTTGCGTTTCCGTAATCTTCAGGGATAGAGATTTCTTCTCTGTACCGTCAGCACCTTCAAAGTAGACAACATAGCTAGGAGGTTTCTCGACAAGCTGTGTCTGGAAGGATGCCAAGGTTTTCATTACTTCGTTTATGGTATTGGTGAGTGTATCTACAGGAGAAGCCTTACCTAAAATCCTTATGACAATCGCAAACTTATCTCCCCTGTTGCTTTCGTCAATGGCAGTCAGTAACCGGTTCAACTGAGCCAGAGCCGAGTCAATATTGATTGCTACGGTCAATTCCTTAGCTAGTCTCTCGGCAACATCGTTGTATTTGGCCATCAAGGTGTCGATAGTCTTCTCAATTCCCGACATCTTGGACCTTGAAGCATCTGCGGTAGACTGGGCTATATCCACCAGTTTCTTAGTAGCTGCCTCTTGAGCATTTATTAACTGCCCTATAAAACCGACTCTTGCATTCTTGGTGGCTTCTGCATCCATGACCTCCTTACCTTCAGCATCCTTCTTCATGACCGTCAGATTTCCGATCATTCCAGATGCCTTATTGAAGTAATCTTGTGCAGAAGCTACCTTGACCTTTGCAGCATCAAGGGTTAGACTTTTATCGGTTTCATTCAGTTGCTTCCAACCAGCACCTATGATAGACTGAATTTCCCGTTCTTTGTCGGCTCTTTGTTGCTCAGAGTCCATTGTCAACCGAAGGGCTTCTCGTCTTTGTCCTTCTAAGTCTTCCTTGGTTTTAGTCAAAGACCTTTCGGCGTTTTCAATTTCCTTTAAGGCTGCAATGTACTCACTTTTATACCGTTGACCTTCGGCAATCTTACCATCTATAAGACCTTTGTATTTAACTAGGTCATCTTTGTAAATGGCTGCAAGCTTCTCGGCATTCTCTTGTTCCAAGGCAGCCATCATGTACTTCTTATTTTCCCCGATTATCTGGGTTTGTTTTTCAAGAAACTCCTTTTTAGCGGCATATACTCTGTTCCAAGCAGCAATCTCCTTGACGGTAGCCTCTTCAATCATTATCTGGCTTTGCTTGTAGTAGTCGTCTTCAAGTCGGTACTTCTCCATCAAGAAGTTAGTCTGATTAAGGATAGAAGTCTCCGCATGGGATATTTCCTGATTCTTTCGAAGCTCAAGAGCTTGTAATTGGGCTTCGGAAGCTGACTTCAGCAGTTTGGCTTCGTCCTGATACATCTTGTCCATCATGGATAAGGCTTTTTCAACCATCTTAGCTCTGGATTCCAGAAGCTTATTGAAGTGATCATCAAATACCTTCTCCTTCTCGGCAAGAAGGAGCTGTTCATCCCCGGTTTCTTTTCTTAAGGTATCGACTGCCTTCTTGGCTGCTTTCTCAGCCAAAGCAGCTTGCTGGAGGACAAAACCCTGACCCTTAATATCCTGAGCCGCATAATACTCTTGCCATTTAGCCCCTAGAGCGAATAAGGAATCAAACTGTTTCTGTTGGTAGTCGGACATCCCTGCTTTTAAGGATGCTACCATCTTATCGTTCAATTCCACAATGTTCTTGACGTTATTGGCATACTCCCCTTGGGGAAGGGAATCTAGGAGTTTTTGTCTCAGTTCCTTAGAAGAATTGATAATAACGGAGGCAGTTTCCTGATAGATGCCAGCCGATACTCTGTATTGATTGTTAAACATCTGTTGGGCGGCGTAATTGTCTCTACCCTCTTTTGTTAAAGCCGAGAAGGTTATCTTTAGATTGGTAACAGCCTCTGTATAAGCTGAAGTCTCCATTCCCGCCAGAGACAAAAGCAACTTATAGGGTTTAAGTAAATCCATTACAGAGGAGACAGTCGTACCCCATTGAACAAGAAGACCTCTGTCCTCATTCAAGTAATCAGAATAGAGTTTAAGGGACTTTGCGGCATTATCGTATTCCTTAACTAAATTCTGGATGGCATCAACAGCCGATCGGGTAGCCATCTTCTCATATTTAGCCGATACTTCCGTAAGAAGACCGGCTTGGGCTTCTAAATTGCCGTTAAACCGCAGCATTTGGGAAGAAAGTTCAGGGAATGTGTCCTTAACCTGTCGTAAAACTGCCAGATAGTCGTCGGTGATTATCTCTCCTTTACTCTGACGATCATTCAAATCAAGGAGAGTTTTGGCGTACTCTACGGCTGATTTACTGTTTTCCGTATAAGTTATGGTGTTCTTCTGAAGAGTTTTTCCTAATTCCGCAGAGCTTGTACTGAATGCGTAAATGGCTGACCCAAGAGCGATTACTGTGGTTAGTAATAACCCAAAAGGATTGCTGGCAATCACCGCTTTAAGAGCTAACCAAGCTCTACTCAATATACCCACAGAGGAAGCTGCTCCCACCGATGCTGTTCCTATGTAGCCTATAGCAGCGGCCGATCCTGTAAGAAAGATAGCCAAAGAAGAAAGACTGGCTCTAAATAAGTTCCAAGCTGCGGTGAGGAGTCCTACGGTCGTAGTTAGCCCCATAGCTTCCACAGTGGCTTTACCTAGCCAACCTACTAATGCAATGTCTAATACTGCTTTTATAGCTATGGTTAAAATACCTAAGGCAGTCTTGAGAAGGAATACCATTGCTAAGAACTTCGCCATAGCATTGTCGGTAAGATAAGTCATTACATCAACGATCTTGGTTAGTCCTGTTATCACCGAACCAAAGACATCGGTTAGACCACCCTGACTCATCCTTATTATCATATTAGTAAAGCGGTTACCTAACACAGATATTTTTACGGAGAGACCTTCGGTCTGGGTACCCGCCATTATGGCAGCAGCCCCGTATTGTTCGGTAAACTTGATCATCATACCAAGATGTTCGTGCATGGTGGAGATAACCAAAGCAGCATTACCTGCTCTTACGTTAAAGAACTGGACGGCGTTTGTTAAACTTCCACCAACCACTTTACCTAAGTTCTCAGCAACCTTAGCAAGACCGAGTTTCTTTATACTCAAATCTTCGGTAGTCATCCCCAAATCTTGCAGAGCATTACGGAGTTTAGCCGAAGGATTTTCTAATCCGATGAACACTTGACGTAAACTCGTACCTATAGTGGACATTCTCATACCTTCGTTTGACAATGCCATTATAGCTCCTAGAGTTTCCCCTAGACTGGCTCCTGCAGCATGAGCCGCCGGACCTATGTAGTTAAACACAGTCCGTAAACCCTCAAGATCGGTCTTAGATTTGTTAGCTGCCATGGTCAACATGTCCATGACTCTTGAAGCATCCTCAGCAGGTATCTTGAATGCACGAAGTACGGTAGTTAGCAAGTCGGCTGCTGTATTCAAAGGTTCAAGAGTACCCTGGGCACCTCTAGCAGCAGCGGCAATCACCTGTAAAGATTCCCCTGCACTAAAACCTGCCTGAGCAATGTAAATTGCACCTTTTCCTATTTCAGTAGCCGAATATTTTGTTTTATCCGATATATCAAGGATTTCATCCCCTAATAAACTGATTTCAGCTTCAGTACCTTGGGATATAGCCTGTAACGCCTTTAACGATTGATCAAATTCAGTTACGGCATTTATTGCCTTTGAGATGGATTCAATGAACTCCCCGATGATCATGGCAGCTACTATCCAGGCAGCCAAGCTCGTCAAGGCTCTTGTCAAGTTTTGTATGTAACCAGCAGCTACATTGGCGGCAGCTCCCCCACCTATTAATCCTTGTGTAAACAAAGACAGGGTGCTCAAGGGGCGGTTTACACCGCTAGAAAATCTACCCAGTTCTGTGACATGATTCTGGAGAAGTTTTACCGCTTCTTTATGAGTTACATTTCCTGACTGGATGGCTTGGTCAAGAAGCATTACCACTCTACCAGTTCTTCCACCAGCACCTTCAACTTTTTCGACTGCTTTCTCCCAAGCAGCCATATTCCTTATTGATTCTCCCCAAGCTTTATCTAAATTAGTTAGATTCACTTGAGCCATTCTGAAGCTCTGCTGGGTACCTTCCATTTGGGAAATGATTTTTGTGGCACTTTCCCCAAACTTTGTCTGTGACCCTATGAGACTTTGGTACTTGACATTGAGGTATTCTTGATTGTCGGCAAGGAGTTTGGCTGAGTTAGCTGCCCTGGTAGTCAGCTCCCCATGTGCCCTTAAGTTTTCTTGGGCTGTTTTTAGAGGGACATTTCCTTCTGCAAACTTCTGTCCCATGTATTCAATGGCACTTGCAGAAGCTTTGGTGTTCTTTTCTGCCCAAGTAACAAAGTCGGAGTAGGTCTGTATTCCCCTTCCAGCTTCATTGGCTCTATTTGCCACTCCCTGTAAAGCGGCTTGATAGTCTGCCCAAGTTTTGATCTGGGTACCAAACTTGTCATGGATGGAATCAGCAGCTTTCCCAAATTCGGAGTACTTAGTTCGAAGGGCATCGACTCTTTCCTCTACTTGTTGGGAACTTCTTCCTAACTGTAGGTACTGATCTCCGATCTTTGCAACTTCTCCTCTTAGAAAGGAAGAGGCTACAGCTTGTTTATCGACGGTAGCAGCCCATTTCTCCCCCGCCAATCCCATCTGATTCATTCGCTCTATGTTACCAGCAACAGCTTTCTCTGCCGCTATCATGGCGGAGTTAGCCGCACTTTGCTTGTCCCTCAGAGCTTCCAGTTCCCTTCTTGCATCAGGAACAGTCTTGATGAAATTGCCTAAACGATCTTTTACCGAAGTGAAGTTATCCTTACCAAATTCGTCTTGCATCTGGGCAAAAGTACGCTGCAAGGTGGTGAAAGATTGACTCGTGCTGAAAACAACTCCTTGGGAACGGACTAATTCTCCGTTCAAAGCTGAATGAGCAGCCCCTACTCGGTCTACCCCATCTGACCAGTTCTTTAAGTCTCTTGGAAGAGCATTCATTCCAAGTTGACTTCGCACTTTACCGAAGGAGGCTTCAGCTTGAAGGACTTTCTTTTCAGTTCGGTCTAATGCTCCGACTAGATCGTTAAATCGGTTTATGGAAGTACCAGATTCCTTAGCCAATTCGGCAAGAGCTTTCCTGTACTGAAAGCTCTCACCACTGGCCGATTTCAATTTCTGTACTAACCTATCATATACTGGACCTTGAAGTTCGGTACTATGGATTGATGAAATGGTAGCGGCATCCAGACCTTTTAATTGTGCCCTTGTCTCTGCAAGAGTTCTGCCATGGCTTTCTGAAGCTTTCGTAGCCTTATCTTCAGCAGCAACTAGTTCGGTGAGACGGCTCTTGGACTCTGTGGTTCCAGCAGCTAAATCCTTCATAGCATCCGTACTTCTCTTGGATGCCTTTTCCGCACTAGCCATAACCTTTTCTTGAGCATTGGCTAGATCACCCATAGCCTTTGCTCCAGTTTGCCCTATTGATTCCAGAGAAGCGACAAATTGCTTGAGCTTATCCGCAATTTTGTCTACGTTCTGCAGGAAGTCGGTTATTTGGGCTTGGAATAAAACCCCTAGTCCTAGATTTTGGGAACTATCATCATCAGCCATTTTACTTTGCCCCTTTTGACGCCCATTGTTTCCACTTGCCCATCATTTTCTCAGTTAAGGCATTTCTCTCTTCGATTGGCATCTTTTCATAATCTTTGGGGTCTCCGAACAGCAGAAGATTAGACTTACTTTTAGCTGGAGATTCGGTTTCTTCTATTTTCTCCGGATCGACACCGTGTATAGCCATTTGGAACTTGTGATCAATTTCTTCCCACTTTAAGTATTCTTCAAGAAGGTAATCTATCTGCCCGAAGGTTATGCCTCCTTCTCGAAAGCTTTTTCGGTAGATGTCTTCAAGTCGATATTGGGGGAAGTTTCGGAGGAAGAGGGTAACGACCTCTCCGAACGTAGCAGACTTTTCATTCGGTCGAAGAGGTCTTTTCCTTTTTTTAAGGCTGGCTCAAAACTCACTTCCCAAATGGTCTCGATAAGGGTGACCAACTGTAGATTGGTGAGTTCCTCCATAAGGAGCTTGACATCTTTCTCACTCAAGTCTGTTACGGGAATAAGGATTTTCCCGATGTTGCTTTCAAGGTTCTTCAGTATTATGGCAATAAAGGCAACATTGTCAATACCCTTATCCTTCTGATATTGACTGACGGTATCCTGGACAATCTTGGTAATAAAAGTGGTTATTCTGGTTTGATCAGCCGCAGACAGCGGCCAGATGGTGAGTTCCTTCAGAGTCTTTTTTCCATATTGGATTGTTCTCATTTGAGGATTGAGGATTTCCTCTTCCATTTCGTTCTTCATTAAGACATCTCCTTTAAGAAGATTCCTCCCCCTTATTCAGGGGGAGGTTGTGATGGTTATACTTGGTAGGGACTAGACCATATCCCCTCCGGACACGAAAACAATGGTGCCGAGTGGCATAGAATCCCAAGCAGCATCGCCGCCTGTGATTCCCGAGTCCGCTCTTTTTGCTTCGAACGTAACCGGGATAGCCGCAGCATCCTCAGCCTTCAAATCCATTTCGAAGTTACTGACAGCATTAGCCCTGGGATAGATAACGATCATCTGGGCCAAGTTATTAGGGAAGGTGTAAACAGCTTCCATTCTGACGTAAGCGGGGGCAACCAAACCTCCTAGAGCAATACTTTCATCGTATTCATCTAAGAGGGTAGGGTCAATACCACGAGCCATAGCCATGTTTGCAAGAGTTAGCTCTTTGAAAGCCGTCTCAAGCATGTTCGATTCCCTTATTGGAAGAGAAATATCTTCCAGAAGGGGGAACCCTGATTCCAACTTCCAGAAGTCTACTTTACCTGTCATCTTGGTAGATGCCAGAGCACCGATGGAATTGGCGGAAGTGAGAGCAGGTGTTGCCGTAGCTATGTTCGCCGCCGAAGCACCTACTCTGATCTGAGCCAACCCCAAAGCGACAGATTCTGGATGTACAGTCAAAGGGCCTGACCTTGTTAAACTCATACTTCTTACCTCCTGTTTTGATTAATGTTTGCTGCTTCTGGCGTGGTTGCTTCGGATTTCTCCGATTGAAATATATTGGGTAAATAATTTATAACTTGCCAGTGATTACAACCTCTCCTCAGACATTTCATCTTGACATTACCCTGCAAAAACATTTCTACGGGTATATGCTCATTATTGGAATCCGAGGGTTTACCAAAAATGAAATGCAGAATGCCATTGGGGCGTCTTTCAATAAGCTTCTTCCCGCACTTTTCACAGTTTACAAAAATTCCTTTTACTGGGCTGCTCCCCATCGCAATCTCACCGAATAAAGTTTAAACTTTGTTTCGTCCTCAAGGACTGCTATTGTTGGTGTGGCGTCCCAAAAATCCTGAACAATCATTTGGGCAATAACTTCCCAAGGATTCTGAGTAACATCATATAATGGTATTCTCTTCATCCCATCCGTAAAAGTGGAATCAACTAAGAGTCCCTTTACGATGTCGGCCATTTCTGCCAGTTCATCCCCTTCGGGGTCTTCCCTGGAAAGACAGTAAATCTCAAAGAAGTATTCATTAAGTGCCTGTAAGCCAAAAGAACCGAATGACACACTATACCACTTGAGGACTGCTGCATTTCCCTGTGTTCTTGTATCAGGGGCAGCTAGTGAAACATCAAAGGTGACGGCCGTACCAAGAACGTCCAGAAAGAATTTCTTCAATGATCGTGTTACATTCACTTCTTTTGACAATTTATGGAGACTCATGTTATTTCCACACAGACCTGATCAAGTTTTTAGCAAGTTCCACCTTCTGAACAAACGTGGGATAGAAGTCCCTAAAAGTATTTCCCACAAGAGGTCTTGGGGGAATGTTATGCGAAGGAAAGCCGTACTCTATGGCATAGACGTAAATGTTTGGATCCTTCGGTTTAGGAGTTTTCTTCTCGCTCACGTTTTTTCACCAGTAACGGGTTAGTCAATGACTGAGAATGTACCTTCGTTTGTGGTACATAGCCCTCAATGGATATATGTCTGAGGGTACTCATAGCTTCATGCCTTCGTTCCGTTGCACTCGTAGGTCTTTGTGTACTCTTCACTTCTTTACGCTTTACTACAGTTCTTTTGGTCGGTCGGGCAGCACCTTGAACTATGGCTCCTCCTACATACTTAAAACCGACAAAATATGATGTTCTTATGGGGGAGTTATCCACAGACCAATAGTTTATAGATTTCATCGCTGTGCCCAACCACAACCAGTACTGACTTGAATTTGAAAACGCTTTCTTCCAAGATGCGGTTCTAGGGTGACCAAAATCGGAGTAGGTCTGTTCGACAATGTTCTTGCGGAGCTGCTTGGAGAAAGCAATAGCAGAGTCCAAGGGTATTCGGTTCTTCTGATCGACCACAACCTTCTTCACTCTTTCTAAAGCTGTTAGGATGCGGTTGAAATCACCTTGGTTCACTGTTATCTTAATCATCGTAAATGTCACCGTCTATAACTACTGCTTTGGGTCTGGTATCTTCTACTAAAAGAGCCATGCAAACACTGGGGAAGTTATACCTTTGGATATTCTCAATCTTGTAATACTCAGTCTCCGAGACAAAAACTCTATCCAAGGGTTTCAGATCGTATGAAGCCGGGTAATAAAAATCCAGTCGATAAATAGCATTCTGTCCAGTTCTTACATTCTCCTCAAGTTGTGAACCAAAAAGTCGATCTGTTATCAGACCGTAAACCGGAGACTCTTTAATCACTTGCCATCCTGAAATCATCTTCAAGGTTTCATTGTCTCGCACTTCTACGGGTCTTAGGATATGAGCCGTTACCGGAAGATTACAGAGGTAAAGAACTACACTCCACTCTACTACCTCATCCTCAAACATCTCGGGTGTTTTGTTCATAACCAAGTAGTTGCGATTTAACTCGGTTATGTTCAGAACATCTCCGACAACGGCTTCCGAATCATAAGGAAAAGTGGCATCAAGATGATGCTCCCGAATAAAAGGTTTAGTTGCCTGGGAATTTATATCGTAAATAACCCACTGATCAGTGACCACTGGGTCTCTACTTATGATCGTAGTGGCAGAACCTTCTTCGGTGTAGACTTCCTTTATATCCTCCCCCAAGGATGCCATTATTCAACCTCTCCCGGGGTGAAAACTACATAATTCCGGACATCGTAAGTAAGATCGGCTCCATCTATGTCGTAAAGAAAACCGGCATCAATCTTCGTTCCAAACAATTTGTACAAGTCAACCCCACCAAATGCAGTCGGGTTTTCTGCCATAGCATCCTCAAACTCCTTATCCATCGTTTCGATAAGCTTCTGGAAATGCTCAAACCTGTTTTGCAGATTAACGAGCTTGTATTTAAACTTGTTGGCAGAAGCTATTCGGAGAATGTCTACGCAATGTCTGGAAGCTCGATTGATCAACCAGAGAGCCTTTGTTGGGTCAGTCACTGGATACGACCAACCCAACTCACTGATGGCCTTGTTTCCCGCAAACTCATATCCATCCGCAGATATTAGAGTGTTGAGGGAGGATAATTGGATGACCACATAATCCGTAAGTTCGGCGGCATTATTAATGGTAAAAGACATGGTTACTCCGTATTCTGTCTTTTCTTGATAAGGGTCTTAACCGGTGCCGGTACTTCATCTGAAACGGGAGCAGTTGCCGGAACCGGTTCTTTCTTTTCCAGAGACCGTTTTGCTCGTGGAGCCTTTATTTCTTTCTCTGCGGCCTCTTTGCGGGCTATGATAGCCGCTTGCTTTTTCTTCTCCTCCGATGTGTCATCAAAATTCACTGATACCTTTGCTTCAGTTTGGGGAGGAGGGGAGACTGAGGAGGGTTCTGGAATAACTTCAGCTTGCCCCCTCCTCAATCTCTTGAACATGAACTCAGGAATGGGTTCCTTGGAATCATCGAAAACCGTCCCTGCCGCGACCACTTGACCGCTACCTATTTTCAAATTCACCTTGAGCATAAGTTTCATGGTGATTGCACCTCCTTCAAGACGTTTAGTATTCTGCCATATCGTAGGCTGTGATCTTGTACGTGGTATCCGGATAGTAAAGCACCGGAAGACCTTTATCCTGTACACGCAGCCAGATTCCTTCAGGATCCCATTCGTCTTTCGTGTCGGCGTAGAAACCCCAGCGCCGAGTATTGCCGTAAGGTGCCTGCATGAACTCTGCAATCTTCTGTCCGCCCTGGGTAGAGCTGAAGAGGAAGAACTCATTATCCAATATGAATTTTTTCTTCATAAGGACTTTGTCTCTTCCGCCTATGAAGGTTGCAGTGGGCTGTGCTCCAACGGTTACGGTATTGGCAGTCTTATCCACAGCCGTAATCACTTCGTCTTCATAGGTGTTGTAAGTAACCATGTTGACGAAACGGAGTTTTCCGCCTACTTCAAAATCGGAGGCGTCGTCCACGTAAATCGTAGTTCCGGACGGTGTCTGAGTCAACCATGCCTGAACTTCGTAAAGTTCGTCGTATATGGTCAAAGCACCGATTCCGAGAAGTACAGCAAGGACCTGAGCCGGACGAGAGAAGAGATCACCATTACCGAAAGCACTCTTCGTAAGAAGAGCCTGAATCTTCGTGTCCAGCATGAGGACTTTCAGCATCTGGGTATTACAAATGGCATAGTCGGGAACTACCGAAGCATCGTCGGCAAGAGCTACTTTTCCTTCGAAAATATCTTCGACTACATTCCGGGAAGCACCGTCCACCCAGTTACGGTCATCGTCCAGAGTTACGAAATGGGAAGTAGGTACTCCGTAACTGAGGGAGAATTTGGTTCCACCGGCCATCGTGTAAGAGAGGGAGCCGTTCAGAAGCATCTGAGCGACCATCCATTCTCTCCTGCGATCACAACGGAAGCGGAGTTTTTTTGCACCTCGGGAGAGTTTTCTCTCAGCCGTCTGATAAGTAGCCCAACTACCGGGCTCTCTCATATTGTTGAGGAACTCTTCATCGAAGTACATCTTTTCTTTCCAGTAAGCGGCTTTTGCTGAAGCTTCGCCGGTTCCGTCGACTCCAATAGCGGGAGCTACTGAACCCGGAGCAACAAACGGAGTCATCCCACCGGAACTGTATTCAATTTCCCACTTGATGCTGTCCGAATCATAATTCTGACTCGGGAACAATCCGGTGAAGAAATTCGCGGGCGGCCTCTCAAACTTGGAAATGAGTTTGTTCAGCGTAGTTAGCTGAAGAGCCGGGATTCCTGTTGAACCTTTCATGTAAAGACCTCCTGATAATTTATCTGACCAGTTATTTCAGAATGAAGAAACGACCGTCCGTCGAACCGAGGGAAGTTATTGCTGCCGCCGACAAATTGGTCATGTTGTTCTTGTACAAGACCGCATTGGAGACCACGACGGAGGTAAGGGCACCTTCAGCATCCGTGCCTTCCCCGGTGTCAACGTCTTTGTCGAGAACGTAAGCGGCTACTGAATAAGTACCGGACTCTGCGGTCTGGACATAGCAGTAAGCCCCCTTCGCTACTGTGAAGTTCCCGTGGGAGAACGCAGTAGTCGTTATTTCCGCATAGATTGCACTGGTAGTGCGATCTATGACGGTGATTGCCGCTGCTTTTATCGGACCGTCTCCATCTGCATTCTCCAAGTACAGATCGTCACCGACCTGAAACTTGTACGAATCGTTTTTGGAAACTCTGATCTTTCCTGAGGCAGAGTCCAGAACGCAAGCAGCTACTCCTATGGATGTGATTCCGTCACCGAGAGTTACGGAAGCCGGAACAAAAGGAACCAGTTCCCCTACCCCGCCTGCGTCGGAGCAGTTCACGGCCATCACGGTTCCCGCCTTCAGATAACCATAGCCCTTAGCGACAGTCTTATCTATGATAAGAGCAATGTCTCGAACGGAATGGAACAACGGTTTAATTCCATATCCTTCAGGACCTCGATTAATCTGAGGCATTGAACTTCTTACAAAATTGTCCATTTGGACCTCCTTCTAAAGCTTTTGAACCTTGGTTTGAATTAGTCTTTAAATGGTTTAGTAACCCATCATTCGCTCTACTATCTTGTCCTCTGCCATTTCGTGAACCTTCTCGGATGAAGCAGAGAAACCCATACCGAGGATAGAAGGTTCAGGACCTTCTCCTTCTACCGGTGCCCAATCCTTCAGTTCCGTCTCTACGGATGCTGCGAATTTGACTTTGTCCAGATTCCCGTTTTCGATGAAGGCTTCATGACTGATCTGCTTTTTGATCTTGGTATGAAGTCTCACCGGAATCTCTTTGTGAGCCGACAAAGCATTTTCGACGATTGCATCGGCGGAAGCTTTAAGCTCTCGCTCGGATCTCAAAGCGTCATTCTTTTCCAGTTCTTTCAAACGGTCTTCCTGGGTTTTCCCCGTCTCTTTCAGCTTCGCATTCTCAGCCTCCAGTGACGTAATTTTTCCCGACATACTGGTCTTCTCCGCAGAGAAAGACACTTCTGCTTCAGTCTTTCCTTCTGCGTAGATGGCCGCATAAATATCCGGGAACTCGGCCTTCAGTTGGTCTTTTGTCATTGGAACCTCCTCTACCTTTCCTTTAAATGTGGTAACTTCTACTTCCATGTCTTCGTTTTCGGACATGGCAACCGATTTAGTGTTCGGGTCGGCACCAAAGGTGACAACCGAACCCTCTTTAAATGCTGACTCTCGCCAGATAACAGCCGGACCTTTTAAAACATAGCCATTAACCTCTGCCTGAGAACCTTCCATAATCTCTTCGATCTTAGAGGGTTTAGCAAAGATGGAAGCTTCATAGGGGAAGCCCGCTTTGGAGTTGGCTACAAACTCCTGTGCAAAAGGGGTATCAAGGACTTTGGCGTTCTTAGCCACCAATTTGTAATCCTCGGTTACCACGTAGTTAGCAAATCCGATCTTCTTGTCTATGTCGTGCTCTGAGAGGATGGGATTTACTTTCTTGGCAAACTTCATTCCGGATAGATCAATGGCTAGAGTTCCCCAGTACCAATGACCTTTGATGGGTTTACCCGAGTAAGCCGTCATCTCCATAATAGGATCACCACCATCTTCCGTGAATCTGAACTCCGCCGCTTCACTGAAGCAAAGAGAGTTCTTTGGGCATTTCTTTGTGATGGATTTTTTCTCTTCCATTTCTGACCTCCGGTTGGACTCTCCTTAATCAATAGCGGAAAGATCCACTGTGATTGTGTATGTTACGGTTAATTGTGCGCCGTTTGCAACCTCTACGGGTACTCCAAGAACGCTTCTTTCAAGGAGAATCTGAGTACCATTAAAAGAAGAAAGACCGGTTTCTTTTACCGTAATAGAAGAACCCGAGTTGTTATTGAAAACCCTGGACATAGTAAGAGTCCAAGATTTTGTACCTGCTGTGTAAGAAGCTGTTACAGCGGAGTTGGCTGCGTAGCTCAGTTGAGAGGCACTGTTACCATGAGCTATTAGAGTAGCAAGAGCAACATTGGCGGCCGACCAAGCTGTATTTCCTGTGCCTACACATATACCATTAGTGGCACCTGCCCCCGAACTCTTGTGGTTAAGAGGACCATAAGACGCAGCTCCTGCTGCATAATAATTTCCGGCAATGTCCTTGATAGAAATATATCCAGCAGCAAAACCTCCGGTTCCTTTTACCCCTGCGGAACAGAGAAACATGTCGATGAAGGAATTGTAATAATTCCTCACCCAACTGTGGCCCCGTTCCAGATGATTGTGCAGCAATTTGCCGTTCTTGTCATGCACTTCAAAGCGGATGAAAACATCAGGTGGGGGGAGAACATGCAGTTCGGCACACATTTCCTTCAAACGCTTAAATTTTAATTCCTCATCCTTATTCAACATTGGTTATGTTCCCTCCTACTAGGATGTTGCAACATCTACATCGGCTAAGGTTTCAGCCGCTGACGTTATCTCTACCGCTGTGGATACCGGTGTTTCTGCGAGTACACTTAAAGCAACAGAAGGAACAGCAACACCTGGGGATGTTGACAATTCCAGACGCGGTGGTCCCGGTTTCCCTTTTGAGATAAAAATAATCATACAGTCACCTATGGTAAGGCAAATGCCATTTCCACGATTAAACCTTTAGGGGCCGTTGTGCTTACCCCGTCAACGTCAATTCTCAGAAGGTCACCTGTAACCACGTCATCATGGGTAGCATCAATAGTCCCGGGTGTTCCCGAAGTTCTTGTGGAGCTTTCTGTAGATTCAATATTCATAAGGGTTGAGAGCATGTCTTGGTTATCGGTCACATTATGAATCTGGATAGTGGTTGCATTTGTCGTTCCTGCCGTTAAAACGGTAGCTGCTACCCTCACAAGATTCATTCCGTTTAGTTCGGGGGGGACTACGAAGTAACCTTTACCATCCCCGGCAATAACATCTGCGGCAGCATCGAAGATCACCATTTGAACGACTTGCGTTCCTATATTGGAACCTGCCAGAGCGTCCGCTGTTACGAACTTTGCATTATCCGTACCTGCATTAATATCAGCACTTGAAGCTAGAAGGAGGGATAAGGCACTCTTTAACTCGGCGAGTGTCTTCTTTGCCCAAACAAGTGGAGAACCTCCACCCATAAGAACATCATTCTCTGCTGTCGGGGAAACAAGACTGCTTCCACCACTTCCGCTGTCAGGAGGATTGTTATAAGGACTCTTCATGCTACCTCCTTGACCATCTTTGAATGCTCACTTGACAGTCTTGCTCACTTATGAGGGAAACATGGGTCAGTTGGGTGGAGAAGCTCACATTACAAATTAACCCCGGGTTGAGAAGGGGAGCACTTCCGTCAACAACATCATACTCATCGGGAACCTCAACCTCTACATCAGACCCTCCAAAGAGAACCCAGATGTCTTTGGACGGAGTAAATAGAATAAGGTCTGTTCCTGTGGGTATGGCATATCGTTTCGCAGTATTGGCAGTCAAGGACAACCTATCAGAAGCCGTCAACTGTGTAGACAGTATCGGGTTGTTATAGGTAGGATCGGCTGCCTGTAGGAACTTTTTCATATCCATTGAAAATCCTCCTAAATTGCAACGTAAGCACCTGCATCCTCTTCAAGAATGCTTTTTAGTAGCCCATAGTTTGGATCGTGTTTGAAACTTCTATTATCAGGATTATGTGCAGTTGTCAAGCCCTTTTTTCCTACCATACCCTTCATACCCATTGTGATTATCTTAGGACTTCTAAATATCAGTTTTTCAACAGTTTTTGCTTTTCGGTCATACACAAATTCGGCCCCTCTTTTTGCTCGGGCTCTCATTTTTATACTTTCGGGAATATTATTTTCGAAGATTTGTCCTGCAGGAAGAATTGTACCACTACTTAATTTCAGAGAAGTGGTCAACCTAACTTTCTCTATTTTGTCATAGGTTTGGAAAACTTCCTTCCACAGCTTCACGTCCACAAGACCCTTCCCCGCCAATTCATAATCTTTCCCAGCACTCTCGCAAATAGAATTTAATCGAGGGATTATACTGGCTCTGAATGCCGTTTGTGAAAAGGCTGGTTGTTTAACAGTCTGCTTCTCCATATATTTACCTATGCTCGGATAGTAAAAGATCAGATTGCCAAAGCCCACCAATTCCGCTTTATCTAGTAACTGAGACATCGTATCCAGATAAGTGGCGTGATACCAGTCATCATCCTCCATTATCATTATCTTGTCACATTTTACTTTGGTTAATGCTAGGAGAAGGTTCAAGCAAAGGGTGTGCGTGTAATCATTCGGTGTTGGATTTCTTCTGTAATATTCCATGTCCCTTGTAGGGGTTATTGGGGTTTTTCCATCATCGACTACAATCCATTGAGTAGGTTGGAGTATTTGCTTATCTTTCCATCTCTTTAAAAGAGCCATACATTCCGGACGATCACTTGTGCATGTTATGACTGAGATCGGTTCGATCCTCTTAGGAATAGGAGGGGGAGCTGGACGAGGTCTTACATTTGTTATTTGGGGAGGAGGTTTGGGAAGAAACTGGTTTACTCTCCCCATAGACCGAGTTGTACCGACAAGCAGAGCACTTTCAAAGCTTTGCCCCACATGTTTCATTATTAACTTGGCATTATCTATCCCTATCCATTTTATCAGATTCTCCAGAGCAATGTCCGGATAGTAGTAACGAGATTCAGGATTATGACCTGTACCAATACCCTTTCTCCCTTTTAAACCCTTCAAGGAACAGTGGAGATGAAGTTCGTCTTTGATATCCTCAATCAGGTATTTGCGAAGAGTCGGAACAGCCCATATACGAGCATCGACGTAAGGATCACCTTCCAGACATTTCTTGAAAAAAGATAATGCTCCGGATGTAAATCCTGTCTGACATAAACTGGCATGAGCCGTGTTTGCAATCCTTCTAAACTTCATTATGGGAGCATGATAATACCTGGCACATTTCTCTCCCACTAAGTCAAAATGAAGAAGATAATGATTCATGGTGGCTATATAATTAGGACCATACCAGTCATCATCCTCTATGATAAGGATTTTATCTCCTTTTATGTGCTTAACAGCTTCTTTGAGGTTAAGGGTAAGGGTGTGACCCTCTCCCTCTTTCGGTTCCCTACGGACGTATTTGATATTGATGTTTGCACAATACTTTAGGTAATCGGGCATAGGAGTAAAACCGTCATCTACAATGATCCATTGATCAGGTTTTACTACCTGATCAGCCATCCATCTCCGACAAAGTTCGAACGCTTCTGTCCTATCCCCTGTGGGTGTAATACACGTTATCATACCTGACCTCTATTCAGTTCCCAAGCTCCTTCTATTTCGGAGACACCGTTTTGTTTTCTCATTTTCCTGGTACCAGCTACTTCATGCTTAATGTACTTATCCAAACCGGGAAACTCTTTCAGTACTCTATTGGATAAACCCTTCTTATATATATCCAGCATTGTCAACGTACAGGGAGCACCATGATGAATGTAAGGGTAAAACTTCTTGTAGTTTTCGATGTTCATTAATTGGAAGTACGGGTGAAGATAAGGCATCCACCCCTCATTTCGATGGGTCGGTTTAAAACCATAAGAGAATCCGTCAAAACCTGTTCTCTCAATTCTCCCTACTCCAAACGTATCAGCTTCCATCATTGACATCATCTTGGGTACGGGTGATTTTAACATCTCTATGTCGGAATCAAAGAAGAGGGCATATTTGGTTAGGGTGTAGTACAAACCAATGCACATCCCCCTACCATGTCCGATATTGTAACCGACTGTAATTACTTCTGTTTTCTCAGATGCCAATGATTTGACGTAACTGTAACAAGGGCCATCGAAGTCAGAACCGTCAATAATAATGATCCTCATATCTGGGTGGAACTTCCTAAACGAGTTATAAGACTTCTCAATTAGGCTTTTTGTCTTCCAGGATACAGTTATTCCAGTAATGTCACTCAGCTTGTCCACGACTAACCCTCAAAGTCTTTGTGTAAACAACATCATCCCGCCAGTACACTTCGGTTTTGGATTTAAACACAGTATTAATAAACTGGAAATCCCCCGTTTGCATGGCAAAGAAACATTGTATGTATTTTTGGTAAAGGTCATTTCTGACCACGACATTGGACGTACCTATATGGTTTTGGAAAAGTACGTCTTTTTTCCATACCATATCAGTAGGGTAATTCTCTCCGTTTATGTACATGCGAACAAATATCATGCCTACATTGGGTTGCTTTTGGACAATGGACTTCAAATCCTCCACAAACTTATTGGATATAAAAACGTCATCGTCATCCAGCATAAAGACGTATTTACCCTTTATTCTTTTTCGGTTCCTGTAGAAACTAAGGTTGGCTTTTGCTACACCGCATCCTATATTGTCGTATATGATCACATGTTCAAAGTCCGGGTCTGTTTGGGCATTAACACTTTCCATGTGCTGCTTATACATAATCGGTCTATTGAATAGATGTCTGGTAACTATGGTTAGAAAGGGCTCATGCTTTATTGGCATAACGTACAGATAAGGTGGGGGAACCACATAATTCTTATTATGGTTTCCCTTCACATCCCTTATTGCAAAATGGACATGATATGCTTTGAGAGTAAGACTGGGGTTGGTGATGTGGTATCCAGCCCTCTGAATCTCATAAGCAATGCGGTTGTCACAACCAAGTCTACCGATCTCAAAATCTCCATATACATTGTTGATCATGCCTTTGAATATCCAAACATCCTGACTGTCTTGATGAAAGAAATGAACAGGAGTACCGTCTTCTGTGATGTCCCAACGACTCAAAGCGAAACAGTCCCCTTCAGACATGTTATCCAAAAGAGCCAAGCTCCCGAAGTAAATATCCGTGTTTGCAATGATTGAATGTCCTGATTCCAGAGAGTTTGCTATATTGAAGATGTCCGTATAAGTAGGTCTTTTGTTCAAGATATGATGTGTGACCTTTGGATGCTGAGGTAGATTCCTGTCGTTCTCAGCTATTAAGTGGATTCTACTTATATCGGCGCAGGCTATGTTTGCATCCAAGCAAGCTCTGTTCTCTTCATTTCTCTGCGGATTAGAATCTGTATACCAAGGGGTAAAAAGTCTGATCATCTTGTCACCTCAGGGAAAAGCTTCCCGTTATACTTAGTTATACCAAAACCAAACTTCTCTTTGGATTCTTTAAGAACCTCGAAGCAGGTGGATTGTTTTATGAATTTCCAGGTTTGATGATGCTTTACATGGAAAATGTCATCCAAGACAAAATGACATGGGGTTTTGATCTTGGATAAACTGTAGGTAAACTCCGTTAAACCTAGATGCCCACCGCTATCGAGCATCATCAAATCCACACAACCATCTACTGATTTCAGTATTCTTCCAAGAGCGTCGTCTGGTATATTAGGAAAGTCGGTTTCCTGGAAGTATTTAGTTACCCTCTGTTCTTCTGGATGATCTACCCAAATATCATCCTTCTTAACATTCTCAATAAGCTCTTTTCGGAGTTCGTCTTCCTTGGGTAGAAGATTTCTAGGCAATGACAGGGCATGAATCAGCTTAATCTTGGGAAAGCTCTGAAGATGAAGCTTGGCTCGCTGATAGTATTGGAGATTGCATTCTATGGTATAAAATTCGTAATCGGTAATATTGCAGGTTGCAAGACTTCTGGCTATGATTTCCGTACTACCATTACCCAGATAAGTACCTGTCTCTATAATTCTTTTCGGTTTGATACTGGAGATCAAACCGAGGACGGATTCTTCAAACACCGTCCCCTCTATGCTCATACCTGCTCCGGTCGCGACCTTAGCCATTCTTCCTCCCACATATTGTCATGTCTTGAATGAACACACCCGGTTTGCATATATCAACTGTCAAACCTACCCTTTTGAATAACTCCGTAATGGACAAAACATTGAAGATGTAAAGGTGTTCTTCTGGATAGTAATGACGGAAACGAAGACCTTCTCCGCGATACCAGGGTGTCTGAAGAATCAAAACACCATTCGGTTTCAGGTAGTTTACCATAGATTGGACTGCTGCTAAAGGATCAAGGAAGTGTTCCAATACATCAAAACCAACTACAAAGTCGAAATGACCATCTATCTGTACATCAGGGAAAACACCGCAGATGATCTCTTCCAGACCGAATCGGGTTTTGGCAAACTCGCATGTTCCTTTACTCACTTCCACCCCTACTACCCTTCTGAACCCTTCTAACTGACATTGGTAGAGAAAGCCACCGTGACAGCAACCGACTTCAAGTATTGAACCTCTTTCCGGAGAAAGCTCCTTAATAGTTTCTATCCATTTAGGGATTCTGTCGTGGAAGTCTGAGGTAGACCGTCTTTCGATCTCGGGATTATGGAGGTCTTTCGTCTGACGGGTATGCCAGTAATCCTGGAAATCATAAAACTTAGAAACATCCTGTACGGTCTTCGTGGAAACTAACGCCGTACATTCTGGACATTCCTTATAGTCCGGGTGTATAAACTTTTGGAGATTTATATTTCCACACCAGCATTTTTCCATTCTACGACCTCCCAATCATTGCTTATAAGGGTATTATTCCAATTCCAAGCATTCCTGGCAGTTTTGTAATAAACCTTTCTTCCTTTGTAAGGTAGAACCTCAACAAAGTTGCAAAGGCTACTGTCGATACAATGAATCTCCTTGGCACTCATTATTACCTGATACCAATCAAATATGTTGTAATCCTCGAACTCCCTAAACTCTACTTTGTTAGGGAAATCCATTTTTACGTGGGAACCGTCATGTGTAGATTCATGACACAGAATGTAGGGCTGAGTATTGGCTACTCGGAGAAAAAGACCTGCTTCCCTACCAAAACTTCTATTCCAAACTAGGTTTCGTCTATAAGAAATAGGGACTCCGGCAAGAAAATACTTTGCCTTTACAAAGCTCTCGTTATTCTCCCGTCGCTTTTCCCACCATTTGTGGACTTCTGAGTACTTCTCCAGACCGAACTCCAGATGGAGAGTTCTGGCATACTCTCCATCTGGTCTATCAACGGGTCGGCAGTAATTGATGTTTCGGAAGTTACTATGGTACTGGGAAGGACAAAGCCAATCAATCTGGTAAAACTGTGAGTAATAATGTGCAATCGGGAGGCATATTATTATATCACCATGCCTCCCTGGTTGATTAATCAGTAGTCTCTTCATGCTTCGGGTCATCCGATTGTTTTTGGGCTTGAGTTCTCTTTATAATCTTAGTTGCCGGTTTCGCTGGAGCTGCTACTGGCTTTCCTGGGGCTGCTGGCTTTCCTGGAACAGCTCCCGGTTTCTGCTGCTGATTGCCTCTTACCTTTTGAACACCTGGTTCAAGCTGCTGTCCACCAGCATCTACCGGGGGAAGAGGTTCAGGATACTTATCTCTCTCTGTGGCATCTTCCAGAAGTAGTCTTCGGTAGTTGCCAAGTCCCAGATTCTTTGCAATGGTTCTATTGGGGATATGGAGTGTGTCATTGACCGAACCGTGTTTAACTCCCAGTAAAGCTCTGGTCCTTGCTTCCATGTTAAGCGTTTCCGATACCGGGAAGCTCACTTCAATAAGCTGTTCCGGTTTGAATTGCTTTTCCTTAAATATGGGTTTCTTCTTTTCAAAATCTACAGCTACCTTCTGAGCGATCTTCTCCGGGAAACCTGATACCTTGCTTTTTATGAAGAAGATAGCCCTCCAGAAGTCAAACAGAAGGAATCGTTCGAAGTAGGCTACCTCATCACTGGTTCGATCGGACATCGGACCTCTTGTGGCTTTTACTGCGGCAAAAGTACCACTAGATTTGCCGGTCATGATGTCTTCTGGCTCATTTAAGCCGCTGGCGACCATATCCAGCAAATCTGTGTCTTCGTCTGAGATAGTCGGGAGTTTGGGGTTATGGACTTCCATCTTCATCCCTGGAGGAAGAACTAACGTACTACCCGGGGTCTTCTTAGCCATTATGCCTGTTTTTCTTCTATCTTCATCTGATAGAGCTAACCAGGTCTTGAAGGACTTTGCATCCTCAATGGTGACTACCCACAAGTAAGAACCTGCCGACTTCTTGTGATCTATCTCGTATTTCTTCAGGTTCTCATAATGGTTTAACCATTCAAGAACTGTCCTCAGGTAAGAGACATTCCTCTTTGTCAAGAAGGATTTATCCCAAGCTACGATGAACCTTCGGAATCCCCCGAATTTGTTGAATTTGTTACGAGGAGACCGACTATCCTTAAGCTCCGATTCGTTCAGCTCGTTTTTAACGGTTTTATACATTTCAGGGAAATAGGCTATATTGATAGAAGGAACTATAACCTTCCCTGTTTGAGACTTGAACGGACTACCTGCTGTGTCTATATAGTAGAAAAGAGGGAAGGTGGTTTTCATGGGGTGGTAGACTATTCCTTCTTCACCTCCCCCACCGACAAACTTGGGGTCAATGAAGTCCACCTCAACAAAGCCGTCTTCGTGTACGGTCAGGCAAAGAAAGAGTTCCCCTTCAATGATGGATCTACCTGAGTAGGGAGTCCAGAAGTGATACAGTCGATTTCTTGGATCATAAGTAATTTCATCCAATACTTCTTGCACTTCGTCTACGGGTGAGGTAACTTCAAAGCCCATACCAGTCAAACGACCTACTTGACCTCTAACAGCCGTGTTGACATGGGGGTTTCGATTGAACTTTTCCCAACAGGAGTTCTGGAGAAGTTTCCTGTTCCCTTCTGTAGCTACGGAAGTAGTCACCATACCGGTTTTATCGAAGCCGTCCGGGTCCTTGTCTTCATCAATAGCTGTGTACTGCCAGGGCATTGTAAACTTCAATGCCGAAAGCTCGTCCTCAGTCAGTTTGTCTAAACCTGAAAACGCCAGATCAAAGTTACTCATTTTTTCACCTTTTTTCGGACCTATAAGAGGGTTGTTAGCACTTTTTGGACAAAAAATCAAGGTTTTTATTAATTTTCCTTAATTTTTTTCTCTTTTTCTTTTAAATATCTCTTTATCCACGAAATAAAATACTATCCCTCCTGCTAGGTTAGCTATAATCACTCCGGTCATTCCTTTGATAATGTCCGTAATGACGTACAGAATTGGAGAACTTAGTTGCCATCTTATCAAATACAGTAGGAAAGCTTTCACTGTACTTACCTCGGGCCTAGGTGGTCGTTGCTCATTATCATTGTTCCAAAATAAGGAGTTTGCCGTCTTTCTTTAAAATCTGTGGCATTTAGCTCCCTACCCCCATAAACAGTCCAAGATGCACAAAAGATGGCATCATCTTGAACCCCGCCCCTTTCATTCTTTTCGGGAGAACCGAACCAGTGTTTGTCAGCATCATGGAAGAAGTATTTCATCTCCTCCCGAAGCATATCCATTTCTTTACTCCCCATAACTGCCATTGGGGGAGCTTTGAACCTTCCCTCTCTGGAAAGCAGATAGAACTCACTGAATGCCGCCTTTTGTTTGTCGTAGGTCGGGAACACAGCCTCAAACTTTATCTCTTCGTCTTCACACCAAGGTTGCAAATCCCAAATTCCCCACCGTTCTCCACATAGTATATCTACCCCATCAAACTCTTCTTTGCAGTCAAGGATGAGGTTTTTTAAGTCTTCTAGGCTATGACTCTCGACATGAACCAAATTCAGAAGCAAATAGATGTATGATGGTACCTGGCCCGGAGTATCAGTAGACTGAAACAGCATCGGTTTGGACTTACTACCAGGTAAACCCTTAGCCATACAAGTAAATATTGTCCGTGCTCCTCTATTTGATACTTTCATCGGGTCAGCACGGTCGATACCTGCAAGAATAGCCCAATTAGTATCCAGAATCCCTCCCAGCATCTCCAAGTCTTGAAGAGTTGCCATTACGGGCATTCCGAGTTTATCTTTCAGGGTGTAGTACTTCTCGACCGGTATCAATCTCTGGACAACCTTATTGATGACCCCTCTTTCTTCATTGAGGTCTCTGTTCTGGGCTCTCCGTTCGATTAGCATCCGCATTTGTTGTTCGACCTCAACCTTGCGAGTGATAGCTTCCATCATAACTTGATTATTACCCAGGACACCGTCGATTCCCATATATCCGATACCTTGAATCATTTCGTCAGTGAATACCTGCTCAGAAGCACTTCCCCAGGTGTTCTTGAAGTATCTTTCGAAGTCCCCCATCGGAAACTTGGCAGAATAGTCGTCCAGTTGATCCTGAGTCATATTGGGATTCCAATAATCCTCATGATTCGCCTTAGCACTAAACCTGTAACTAAAGTAAACAGTCTTGCTCTTTCGGGTCACATAGCCGTCAAAAAGGTTATAAAGGATGTGCTGCTTTGACGAAACGGTGGAATCTATTACTCCCAGAGCGTTTGGGATGTTACGAATAGAACCATCCAGTTGAACAAAGAAGGTGGGCTTTCTCATGTCGAAGATTTCAGAGAAGGTATATCCGGTAATGTTGGAAACGATACCACTGAAGCTACTAATCGACCGAATAACCGAAACAATGTTATTGCTCTCATCCTTGATCATAATTCTTCTCTCCTGGATGTTTCTTTTCCCCACTAAATCCTGGAGAGTAGGAGAATTGAGAATGATGTCGCGCATGATGTCGAAATGGACGAAGGTGACCTGTTCCTTAGAGTTAGCTCCAAGAACGATCTGCTGCTTTGTCCAGTTAAAGAACTTCCAGAGTTGGATAAGACAAGCCAGCAAAGACTTACCCTCCCCGCGCATCCAACACAGAATGATTAACCGGTATATAAACTGACCGTTTATCATTCTCAGACATTCTCGGACTACTTCTTTCTGGGCATCCCAAAACTCCCAGTAGGATCGGCCAGTGCTTGGATTTTTAACCCTTGGCAATTTCGAGATAGGGCACCAGACGGCCATGGTCGATCCTACCGGATAAATGGGGATTGCTACGTGGTCTTCACACCATTTAATGAAGCCTTCAGGACCGTCTCTGTAGGAATCGGGCTCGTATATTTCGTAAGGAGGCAAATCCCAAGGATTGACTCCTGGGAGAAATACCTTAGCCTCAAACAAGTCTTCGATTTCCTTTTCAGAGAGGGTTTCATCCGGTTCTAAGGATTCTTGTTCCTTCTTCTTTGCCAGTTGTTGTTCTTCGTACAACTCTTCGGTCTTCTTCCGATAACCGTCCAGCAAAGGTCTCTTTATTAATTTCCTTCTTTTCAGAGTTAAAGCCATGATCTTTGCAGCTCTTTTCTTATCTCACATGTTCGAGGTAAACGTCGTCTTCCACTCTTTCCCGAATTGTTTCAAGCTCAGACAGTATTTTATCTTTCTCTTTCTTGAATAATTGGGCTACAGCTTCATCCACGATGCTTCCTTTGTCTTTACCAGTTACCCTCTGCATAGTATTAATCATGCTGATGGTATTGGTATGCAACGCTACGCGGAACTCTCCGGAATGATTTCGATGTCTTGGGGTGGTGGTCATCGCTATCTATCCTCCTTTATTTAATTGTCGTTAGTGGTTCCCCCTTAATCTCCGTAAAGTCAAAGGGTTTACTATGTACACAAAGGCGACAGAAAACCAGTTCCTGAAGACCTTTATTAGTGCTGTAGACAGTTTCCTTGCCCAGACTGTTCCGGTATCCGTACACGATCAGAGGTTCTTTATTGAACACGCACTCCTGATCGCAGGTCTTCCTGGAATAGAGGATATTAGTTTTGATTACTGGCATAGTGGTTCTGGATTTCTTACCACTCATTTCCCGTCCCTTTCAGCAAGAGTTTGCCTGAGATACATCACAAGGTCTAACGCTTCCTGGTAGGCATCAAGCAAAGGATCTCTGCCGTTATGGGTTTGTAGAGTAGTCCCGTACTTATCGGTGCCCATCTTATCCCGGGCTTTCAAATCCTCCATAACAAGTGGTAGCACATCCATCTTACCTTTAATCGGCATTTCTTGTCTAGTGGCAGCATCCAAAACCATACTACTTATCCCCCTTTTCTAGGTTGCCTAACAGGCTGCGGACGCGGTTGATTCCTTTCTTGAACCCGGTCTCCTCAACCGTCTCTTTAGCCATCTTTTCAGCTCCGCCGTGGCTCAGAACCCAATTTCGCAACACCTTTCTAACACCCTTTTCTCCTTGACTATTGAGGCATTTAAGCCCCTCCTCAAACTCTTGGTTATGGTCGTCGCAAAGATCAGCCCACGGTAAGCCTCTCCTGTCCAGAAGCACGATAACACCCTCTTTTTCACAACCCTTCCAAGTACATTTCATCCTTCCCCTCCGGTTTCTACAGCACTAAAAACCAAAGTAATTTCCCGATCTTGAGGATTAACAAAGTCGATAAAATCCCCGTACATCGGTATATCTCCAGAAGGATCCTTTCGACAAAGCCGGTAGGAAGCTTTTAAAGGGTAATCAAATTCCTTACGAACAGCTTCCACCATTTTATCCACCTTCATGAGAAGCCCAAAATGAAACTCCGAAGTGCCACGGTCGCAGGCAACAAACACCTTCATCTAATAACCCCCTTTTTATTGGTATCTTCTTGCGACATCTGCTTATAATAGGATCTGTCACCAGTCTCTGACTTATTGACATCATCCCCTAGATTCGGCTTGTAATTGAAGGTAAAGGCTAACTCTAAGTCTTTCCACATAATATGGATAGTTTTCAAAGTTTCCCGTATCTCTTTATAAACCGGATGAATCTTTTCCCCCTGAGGTGTTGGTACCATCACGCTTGTAATGCTCATCTCTAACAACTGTAATCGACAAAGCTGCATATAAAGCGGTACAATCTGCACTCCCAGCTTAAAAGTCATTACTTCGTCTAAGAATTGATACGTTGAAAAGATCGTTTGGTAGAACGCTTTTAAATAGTCTACTTGTACTAGGCACTTCCCGCCTTTTTCAAATTGGCAACGATTATAAACGGGACAGTTGCTCTGGCATGACTGAACGATGTCCCAAGAAAAAAGGGTAACGCCCTCGCGGACATTGCCCTTCTGAATATCCATCTCTCCAATCTTCTCGGAGTTTACGATTTCTAGCGGCTTTCGCACTAAGTCCATATGATTCACCATCGTTTTTTCTTCGGAATAGCAGGTACAAAACACAAAGTCAAGAAAAAAGTTAAGGAAAAATAGAAATTCCATAGAAAAATTTAGAAAACCTCTCAGCTTTTGAAAGCAACCATAGAAAAACTAAAAAGGGCGGGGGCTACTCCTTCGATAACTACGTCCCAGTAGAGCCAGGTTCACCAAAACTGGAATAAATTATGCCAATAGAGCCAGGTTCACCAAAACTGGAATAAATTACGTGGTGAGGACCTACACGCTGCACACAAAAAAGAGCGTCAAGATAAAGCTTGACGCCCCCTACAGTGTTTTTGAAGCTGTATGATTTGATCATATCTCTTGAGATTGCAGCGTAGAGTTAATCTCACACGCTTTAAATTTGATATAGAACACAAACAAAAAGAGCGAATAAAGCTTGTGATTCGCTCTATTCGCTCTTTTGTTTTCAAAGCTTGTATAGCTTACGTCAATGACACTTCACGCTTTTTCAGTCTACTTACAGTGTCACTCGTCAAGTGTCTCTTTACTCTTTGTAACACACTCTTAGCATCTGCTTTATCTTTAAACTGAATCTTGTTTGTTTCGATGATTGCTTGCAGTTTAGCAGTAGCTCTTGCGTCTTTAGCAATCACTTTAGCAAGATCATTGATCGTCATTTCTTTGCTTTTAAGAATTGACGTAATGAGATGATCACTTGCACTTGCTTGACTAACTTTCGCATAATCGAATTTATCATCAGTCAATGACGCTGCGATTGCATTGTCTGTACGCATAATCTGTCTATATTCTTTATGCGTATCTCGCAACACAATAACAGTCTTTTTGTTGTTGTTTGCATTTACATTTGCAGTCTTTTCGTTTTTCTCTTCGCTCATTTCATTAACTCACTTTCTTTTAGTTTAGAGATTGCAGCTTTCTTGCTACTCTCAATAATTGCACTTGAGCAATCTCAAGTAGTAATAAGCTTTTGTTTGACTGCTTATTTCAAAGAGCAAAGCGCATAAAGCGCAATTCTGTTTTCTCAAAATAAACGCTTTTTTGCAACTATTTATTTTTTAAGCATTTTTTGACAATGTAGCTCCGATTAACCATATAAATCAATATTACTACCGGTTATTATTAATATTCCCCTATATAAGGCTTATATGTATTAACACTATGCGGCGTAACGGAATAATCCAGGTTCCTCAAAAACAGGTATTTCCTAAATCCGATATAGCATCTCAGTATTAACAATTTGTTATAACTGTAGCACCTGAATCCATGGTATAGTAACGGTCTCTGTATTAACAATTTGTTATAACAGTAAAACATTATAGGTTTGGATGGTTATCCACCACCTGGGATTGGAGCAGGATTAAGGAATAGAAAGACCGTCTGGAGGAGGACCATCAACCGGAAAAAGGAATTAATTAAAAAATCCTCATTTACGGTTGGGCCCTCCCGAAAATCCAGAGACCCTACCCAGGGGGAGGAACTCCATCCCCAGGACCTGGATTTCCTTCCCCACCGACCTTAAAAAACAAACAAAAAACAATCCTTGACATCGTGTTGAGGACCCCTATATACTCGACTCATTCAGCAAAGGAGAGGAAAAGCAGGTCCGATCCATGGTTCGGTAGTAAAAGGGCCGTAGGTTATTTCAGACCTGATATAGGCGAATCAGCCGCGGTTATTAGGTTTCGGTGCGCCTTGGCTCGGGGAGTCCTCCCCGGTACCTTTCCGGTCCTTTTCGGTACCTTTCCGGTCCTTTCCCGATACCTACCGGTACTTTTTCGGTACTTTTCCAGACACTTTTCGGTTACCAAACCTTCCTAAAACCACTATAAATCCACAAAACTTCTGGTTTCCTAAAGACTTTTTTCCGTAAACAAGGATTAATTTACCGATAAAATACTGATGCGCTTAATTCCTTTATATCGGTTATTTCCATACCTTTTCCTTATATGTACCTACTACACTACACTTATTTCTGATGGGTTATTTCCTACCTTTTATTTATACCTATCCTTCCTTTATCTTATATTGACAATGAGTATTCCTTTCCTTTATTTATTGCTTTATATACCTTTTACTTATATATGGATTGGTTTATTCCTTTCCTTTTTCTTATTTATATTTACTTATTCTATACTCCTAAATACTTTCTATTTGGTGGTATTCCTCATTACTGGCTTGGCTACTCTTTATTGTTTCTTCTCTCTTTGGGCCTTCTTTGGTGGTCGGTTCTGATTCTTGGGATTGGTTATGTTTGGGGGAGGATGCGGTGGTGGTTGCTGTTATAACAAATTGTTACAACTGAGAAGTTCTTTGATGGCTTGGTGGTGGAAAGGATCCACCTCGATTTTGGCTAGGGGGAGATTTTTTGGGCCTTCCTTTTTTGAGGATTAGGTACATGTGTGATAAACCTGCTTCAGAGCTTGATTTGCCCTCTTTTTAAGCTGTACCATCCGTCTTGTACCGCGGTAACCATTCTCTTTTGAGTTCTTCTACAGAACCGCGATGGACAGCTTGGAGTCCTTAAATCCGAACATTTTTTCCTAAGGAACCGGAGGCAGAAATTGGTGACTGCCAGAAATCCTAAGGAACTACTTGAAATGCTTAGTGAAAAAAAATAATTTTTTTTCTTGACACTCCAGCATTTTTTCTCTATAAAGTAGATATGAAAGTGATATGAAAGTGAGATGCAGTTATGAACCAACTTCATATTGTGAGACTTAACTCTAACCCATTCTTTGACATAAAGCTTAGAAACCTCGGTTCTAAGCTTGATTCTGAAATACTTTCCGGCAAGAATATTTGAGGCTTGCTTAAAAACAGAGACACCGGGAAAGTGAGTAAAGAATCTGACTGAACATGCTGAGAGCTGTCTAGGTATCGTTTTCACAATGGAATCTCTTAGTCAACCAAAAACAGACACTAAAACAGACAGACGATCTTACCGACGTAGGTAGCACTTATTTTCCAGTGCTGACAGATGAGTTTTTGGAGGTGTTACAATTAGTGCAACGAATGAAACTTAACATGGTGGCTTAGCTGTTGGAAACAGTTTCTACTCTCTTTCTTTTCTCCTAGGTGCGTTAGGTGGGTAGAGATTGAGATTGACTTCAATCTCTACCCATTCTTTAAATTGAGTATGGAGGCAGAAATGAACAAACCACAATGGTTTATTTACGAGCTGACTGATGCTGGAAAAGTTAGGATTTATCCTAACAGACCGGCTTCGTCTATTGCAGTTGTCCAAGCTCGTTTGGAAGGTCTCACAAGAGATCGCAAGGGTCGAAATCAAACAAGAATGTTTGAGGTTTGGTGTGATCTTTGCTTGATCTGCAATACAGAGGTACGGAACGGGATTATCTTGAGTGTCCATTATTATCAAGAAGTCCGCACGGAAGGTGAAATTGACGCTGATTTCTATTATGCAAATCGTAATAGAAAGATTAGGTTTGGTAGAGCTGCTGGCGATGTCAGCAGATGGATACTTAAAGCTGCTATTTAGGAGTGTGTGAAAATGAGAAAGAAAGTGGTGGTGGATGATCGCACAGCTATCCACAGTGTTTACTCTTCTGAGAAACATAAGTGGTCAAAAGCTGGAAAGATGATACGCATAAAAGTTAAACCCACCAAAAATGGTGAGATCATCAAAGTCGATCCTAGGAAGTATGAGCCTACGGAAAAGCTAACGCAGATTATATTTGCGGATAGAGGATAGTAGATGCAGAGGGACACAGTGTAATGTGGTAATGCACTATGCTAGCTTCCCAAGGGCTAGCCTACTATTAATACATGGAAGGTCGGAAGGTTGCAGAGGGGAGCCATGATATGTGGCTCTAATGCACGATTCCCGTCCCAAGTCGGGAATATGTCTTATAAAGGAGGAAAGAGTGGAAATTATTGTCAAGAATAGATGCTTGCAATGGTTAACCAAGTTCATCCCTTACTGGCTTGTAAAGGAAGGTAATTTGGTTAAGGTTCGTTACGGTAAACTGTTTGCCACTAAGATCACATTCTAACTGAAAAGGACAAAGGAGGAAAGAGATGGCTGATGTTCATTTGATTGAACCGCATGAGCAACCGGTGGAGCAAACACGATCGGTACAGTACTCAAAATTGGAACTCATTCTTTCGGTTAAGAATGAGGAAGAGGAGACAGTCAAAGATGTTCTGGATATCATTGAGCTGGAGGCTAAAGCTCTCAATGACATGTTGGAAACGGTTGATGGTAATCCTCATCGACTCACCGTCATCACAGACACAAATGGTTTCAAGGACGAATTCTTGGTGGTAACGTCCAATATTTTCAGCTTTCGAGAGATTTCCGAGATTCTGGTTAGGATGACGGAAAGTATCGCCGTAGCATCGGCAAACACGTTCTTCACGGAACGCAAAATCAAGTGGGAAGAAATTGCACAGTAGAGCATGGCAGAGGGAGACCCGAGCAATCGGGTCTTAATGCACATATCCCGTCCCAAGTCGGGATAATAAAACTTAAGGAGGGAAGAGAGTATGGAAAAGGAAAGCGTAAGAAATGCTGAAATCTACCGTCTAAAGATGGTAGAAAATAAGAGTAACTCGGAAATTGCTAAGGTGTATGGCATCTCCCCGGTGAGGGTCGCTCAGATAATCTGGGACATCTCGGAAAGCGAGTCAAAAGGTAGAGTTGCAGGTCTTCATCCCTTCCCATCTCAGTGGGAAGAACATATCCTGATCAATACTCGGGAGATAAACGTCCTGACGAGAAAAGGAATTAAGACTCTGAAGGAACTCACGACTTACACGATCAAGGAACTTCGGGGACTCAAGAATGCTGGACCGAAATCATTCGGCAGTCTCCAAGAGAAGCTTGAGGAACTCGGTTATTACATTGCTGGTACTCAGCCAGAAATCAAGCTGAGGCAGGATGACATCGTTTACCTACTGATGCAAAAATTAAAGGATCACGCCACTTCTTGTAAGAAGGGTACATACAATCAGTCCGATCCGACAGCTTACGAGAAAGTAACCAGTAAGCTCTTTCTCCAGTATGGATTCAGCTTCCCCATAGTATCGGAGGATGAAGAGCCAGAACTTTTTGATGACTTCTGTCCCGATCCTGAGACTGTTATCATCCAAGCAAACGACTGTACATGGGGAATCAACTTCACCATTAAAGCTTCGAATGGTAAACATGTCGGTTACTGGTCAAGAGAATCAACCGGAGCTGATGGTAAATGGACGGGATGCTCACCGGAGTTTATCCCCGTCATCACACGATTGTTCCTTGGAGGAACTAGGGAACCGAGTGAGAATGACATAGAAGACCCGTACAGACGGGAAATTGATCTTAACAAGTAGGTAGAAAGGCAGAGGGCAGCCGTTCTAGGGACGGCTGTAATGCACGAAACCGGTCCCAAGTCCGGATTAACAAAGAAGGGAGAGAAGAGAGTATGGAAGATAAATCGAAACCTAAGACCACGATTATTCTTGCTACCAGATTAAAGTTTACACTTATTATCCGAAATGAGTCCGGGGAGGCAGGAGAAGACATCATCAATGGTGTAACGGCTTTCGTGAGGAAGCTTAATTACCTCTTTGAAAGCCAAAAGTGTGCGCCACTAGATGTTACTGTGGAGATTGATTCTTGTAAACTGGAGGATGAATTGTCGGCTTCCGTTACTGACTTGCGAGGATTCAGTCTGTTTGCCAAACACATACCGCATTTGCTTGACAGTATCACCGGATCGTCGTCTAACTTCTCATTTACGGGTAAGAAAATCCGTATTGAGAATTTGGAGTAAGGGTCGGAAATAAACGATGCAGAGGGGAGCCATGATATGTGGCTCTAATGCACGGCACAGTCCCAAGTCTGTGCAAAAACTAAACTAAGGAGGAAAGAGAGTATGAAAAAGACAGCAAAAGGATTGGTTAAAAAAGCGGGTAAGGTCGAAGAGAAGAATCAGGTTAAGGATGCTGCGGAAGTAACTGCTGAGGATAAAGCAGTTGCATTGGCTCCGGTAGCTGAAGTTGCTCCGGTAGCTGAAGTTGCTCCGGTAGTTGATGCTTCGGTAGCTGAAGTTGCTCCGGTAGTTGAAGCTGCACCGGTTTCCGAAGCTGTGCAAGCTGAAGCTACACCGGTAGCTGAAGTTGCTCCGGTAGTTGATGCTCCGGTGAGACCCGAGATTCCTGCTGATTTCTGCTTAGAGCAGGATTTTTGGGCAGGCAATGAAGCTTGCTTTGACCCGGAGAACAAAGACTGTAAGGATTGTGCTGAAAACTATGCACAAGCCTTCGAGGCATGCCAGAAGAGACATGAATTTCTGAAGGCATTGGCCAAGAAGTCTCCGGCAATGAAGCGAAAGTCTCCTCTTCTCAGTAAGAAACCTCAGTCCATCATGATTGACGATATGATCAAGTTGAGTATGCCCTTGGTGGATATGGTCGCTAAGTTGTCGGTGGATGAGTTCAACAGTGTGGAGAAGGACGCTCGTAAACGTCTTGACAGTCACATCAAGGCTATCAGGACGGGAACTTACTGCAGGGCGGAGGCTATGCGTCCGTTCATCGGTTATCTTGAAGCTCCGGCAGCAACGACAGCTCCAGCTGCTTCCGCTCCGAAAGCAGCGGATCCGAAAGCGGTAGCTCCGAAAGCTAAAGCAGCAAAACCCAAAGCTGCTTCGGCAACGACACTGAAACCGAAGGCAGTGGAAGCGGCATCACCTGCTGCTTAGAAATTGCAGAGGGCTCGGGGACAACTGATGTCCCCGAGTAATGCACAGCCTGAGTCCCAAGTCTCAGGTAAATAAACTAAAGGAGGAAAGAGAGAAGATGACCAAGGAAGACATCATCAACAAGGTTCTGAAGTTACTGCAATTGGGAGATGCCAACAAGAACGAGAACATTCACCAGAGGGAAGCAGCCATGAACAAAGCTGCAAAGCTCATGGCGGAACATGCTGTAAGCTTTGCAGACCTCAGGGAAGGTAGGGTAAAAGAAAGTCCCTTCACCCATGTTGTCATTGACGGTTCTTCCATCAACCCTAAAGTCTGGGAACTGATACTCTGTACCAGTATAGCAAAAGTGTTCGATTGCTCTTCCGTCAACTCTTTAAAACCATCATTTCAGATGCACGTCCTCGGTGAAAAAAGTGACGTGGAGCTGGCTGTGTTCTTCTATACTTATCTCAGCAGATCGGTAAGGAACATGGTGAGAGTCCACACCACCAAAGAAAAGCTTCTCAAAGAAGGATATCTTGGAAACGAGAGTGTGTTTCGGGACTCATATGCAAACGGTATTACGGAGAAAATCCGATCCAGACTGGAGGACCTGTACTCAAAGAGGGAAGCTTTTATTCCCTCTACGGGTAAGGAACTCATGGTTGTAAAAATGAACGAGGTTTCAAGCTATGTAAAATCTGTATTCCCCAATCTAACTAAAGTCACCAAGACCATGGTCAGAGACGGTCATGCTTACATGAAAGGTCTGAATGACGGGGAAAAAGTGAACATCTCTCGGCCCATTGCAGGCAATGGAGCAACACAGGAAGGAGCTATCGAATGATGTACCTTATGATTTCCCATATGATCGTTTTGATTCTCGGAATCATCGTCGGGTGGACAATGAGAAATTGCATCCGACGGAGGCTAGCATCAGCCCGCTTGATTGATTTTGACAGCTGGTTTGCTGCTGGAAAAAGGAAATAGCAGAGGGGACGGGGAGAAATCCCCGTCTAATGCACAGCCTGAGTCCCAAGTCTCAGGAAACCTAATTAAAGGAGGAAAGAGAGTATGAAACAGGATTTTGATAAGGTCTTAAACTCGGTGGTTCTGGAAGAGTATGGTGGGTGTAATCCCAGTAAAGATCCGATAATCACGCTCAAAGCTCGGATTGAGGAAGGTGCAATCCTTGTCTTTCTCGTAGGCAAATGGCGACCCATAAGGTCTTATTTCGGTAGAAAGTCCAGCATAACGAACAAAGTTATACTGAAGGATATGAGGGACATTATCCGAAGAAACACCGGATGGAGTAAGACTGCCCTCAAAGATAAACCTATTGAGTTCAAATGGGTTTATCTCGGTTCTAAGGACTTTCCAATAGTCCTTAATAATTGGTCGGTAATCAGCTTTAGAAATTCTCCATTCGACGCTCCGGAGCTTCATCAAACAGCCCTTGCTGGCACCACCGTAGAGCATCCGGTTCTGGGCAAAGATTACCGTGTACGAACTACGGGTATCCAAGAAGTCGATGGTCTTCTTGCCAAGACTAAGCATCATTGGTACAAGCTGGGGTCGGTAGATCCTATGTATAGGATTTATCTGAAAGACCACAACATTCCGTTCGATGAGAAAAATCCAATCAAGCTCAAAACTAAGTAGCAGAGGGGACGGGGATTCTCCCCGTCTAATGCACACAGTCCGTCCCAAGTCGGACTAATAACTTAAAGGAGGAAAGAGATGGCAGAAACAAAGATTCAGTGGATCGTTGAGGCTGATCCTACCGGAAAGTCTCTCTTTGAGAACTTGATCCGCAGCCGCAACGACGAGAAGCTGGCGGAGAACATTCTGAACCTTCTGAGTTGGGCAAAACCTGACATCATGAAAGAAAGTCCTCTTGCCGTCCTGTTTGAGCTAATCTACAATTCTAACTGGGAGGATGCGGAGCATACAATAATAGACTTGTCTGAGGACAAGAAATGGATCACTATCGAATCCCGTTGTCCAGAAGTTTTCGTTCATTTGGGGGAGAAATAGCAGAGGGTGGCTGCTTTGGCAGCCATAATGCACGGCACAGTCCCAAGTCTGTGCAAAAACTAAACTAAGGAGGAAAGAGAGTATGGAATTAGGAGCATTTGTCCAGGAAAGAAGTAGTCAGGAACGTCGGGGTATCCAGGAAAGATACCCGGATATTAGATTTCCTCAACCTCAATTAGAGCCGGTCTTCTATGGTCGTCGTGAGAAATTCAGGATAGACGGCAAGAAAGCCATAGTCGATCAAGCCGACAAAGACCTTGTTTTCGGTATATGTAGTGAGGATTACAAGGTTGTTCATTATGAAGACCTCATAATGATGACCGAAGAAGTGATGGCAAAACAAGGGTTCATGGTGAAGATGAACCCCAGAATCCTCTCAAACGGAGGAAAGTTCGTGTTGTCTCTCCAGTTTCCCGATTACGGAGAAAGTATCAGAAAAGGGGATGACATCTTCCCAAAGATGGACATCCAGTCCAGTTATGATCTAAAATGGAAGCTCACAGGCAGATTTGGTGCTATTCAGCTCAGATGCACCAATGGCTGTGGAACATGGAAAATGTTCAAAAGGTTCGCTCGTAGGCATCTCCAGTCACTGATAGTCTCAGAATTGGGAGACACCATCAGTGAAGCTTTGCCAATCTTTACGGAACAAGCAAAGCTCTGGAAGAAGTGGGCACACATGAAAGTACCCGTTCTGGCTTACGAAGAAATGTGGGCTGATCTCCCATTCAGTCCGGCACAAAAAGAAAAGATTCAGTTACTCCCCGAAATTGGCACCGGTCTCGCAATAGATGGTGCCCTGAAGAGGGGAAATCTTGATCTTTGGACTCTTAACTCCATTTTAACTCAGTATGCAACCCACGAACTTAAATCCGATCTCAAAATGGTTGAAATTGAACCGGTGATTGCAAAAGTCATGGAAGATACTTACGAAAAACTAGCGGCATAGAAACTTCAGGAGGGGGAACTTTTGAAATCAAACCCGGTAAAATCTATCACTTTGCAAGAAGCCCAAAAAGAACTGGAGAAGGCTGAGCAAAAAGTGAAAGACGGTAATGCTTCACATCTGGATCGGTATGAGTTAATGGAACTTGCAGCCCATGTTGCTATCTGGCAAACGATAAGGAATCATGTGTTCGTAGGCAAGATGGTGACCATGGATCTAGTGACAGGTACCCTTAAACTTTGGGATTAAAAAGCAGAGGGAGTGAGCGGGGGAGAAATCCCGCTCATTTAATGCACGGCACAGTCCCAAGTCTGTGCAAAAACTAAACTAAGGAGGAAAGAGAGTATGTCCAAAACAAAGGAAGCATATGTAGAAGAAATCCTGGTTAGGTTGGCAACAAACCATTCCCCAGACTCTCACATCTACAAAACAGTGGAATCGGGTCTGAGACTTATGAGTAAGGAATTTGTAGACGCTCTTTGGTCCCTGGTGATATGTATGGCCGAAAGTACCACTGTCAAGGATAATATTAAACTGTTTGCGAAAACCATTGAGGAGGCTGCAAGAATCCGAGAGGAATCTTGGCATCAACAAAACCACTTTTACAAGAAAAACATAGAGACTGCTGTTCGGGAGGCTGTAGGAAATACTGAATTGGACTTCAGATTTGCACCAATTATTGAGCTTCTTCTTTCATGTGTCTGGAATGATGCTCTGGAATGGGCAGAAGAGATTAATCAAGAAAAAGCATCGTCCCAATCGCAAAAGTAGTTGAATGAAGATTTACTCGTCTTTTGCGATGGGCAGAGCTGTCCGTCTCTCTCAGAAGCGGACAAAGCTTGTTCTTGCTAGCATCTAAGCAGAAGACAAAGGGCCTTAAAGGGGGAATTATGATCTCCGAGGATGTATGCAAAGAGGATTGTCGTAAGTTTTATGTACCCGAACCCAAGATGACTTGCCCAAACGGTCACACGGGTAGAGTTTACCATGTAAGAACGGGTAAGCTCAATAAGGATTGGTACGAATGTGAAACCTGTTTGATTCAGTGGGGAGGAACCGATGAGGGGTAAATTCTACGGTAATATTCTGCGGATTGAAGTAGATACCCATGAAGAGAAGTTAGACGCTGGGGAAGGTCTTCAATGGCTTCCCTGTGATCTCTGTGGGGAGCTACAAAAGGTAAGTTTGGACCTAACATCCTTTGTCTGTACACCATGTAAAGCAGCCAAAGGAGCTTCTGTCTATATAGAGGAAGAAGATGAGGATGAGGGGAACGTCTTTTGTAGAAGTGAAGATTCCTTGGAATCTTTTCTGAAAGACGGAGGTTGGGAATCAATAGAAGACTTCGAAGAGGAAACCGGTGTTGCCCGGGAGTTACTTCTCAGACACTGGTTTTGTGTCGTTCATGGTCGAGTGTACATCAAACCTATTCCAGACTTGTAGGAAAGGAGGTGAGCTATTGTTCCAAATTATTGGTTTTAGTTTCCTGCTTATCATTCTCCTGTTAGGATCTATTTTCAGACCTAATAGACTTCCTCAAAACAGGGAAATCAAAAAACCACCACACCCGTTGTATTTTGTAAAGAAAAAGTAGCAGAGGGCAGGCACTCCGGTGCCTGTAATGCACAGAGACAGTCCCAAGTCTGTCTAACCTAAACTAAGGAGGAAAGAGAGTATGAAAGTAGTGCCGCATATCGTGTTACAGGTGAAAGAAACAGACGAACTTATACTTGTGTCAGGTCCTAACGGATGGAACCTAAGTAGGATTTCCTTTGGTTGTCAGTTGCACACTGAACCACCACTGCTGGGCTTAAACGATGTTACTTACCCGGAAGAAGTCGTGTTCACTATACTCTGGTCCGGTGGCCAGGATGGCTCTATATCTGCAACCGTAGTGGAAACAGTGGTAGATGGGGAATCGAGGGTGTTGTACTCCAAGCGAAATATTCGGGCAGGATATGTTCTTCCTGTTGAGTTTATAGCTGAGGTTATAAACAAAGAGATTGATTCCTGGAATCGCTCCCGTAGGAGGGCAGATGAGTTTGCCAAAAAGGTAGGGATGACACTACACGAAGGTTCTTGGTAGATGGAGGATACGAAAATGCCGAAGATTAAGGTTTATCTGAATGGTACTGACAAGAATCCGTTCGAAAAGATGGGATTGTTACAGAATCCGTTCCCGCAGCTTGCCGAAGCGGAAAGCAACGAAGCAATCTTCCGACTACAGAAGCTGGGAGGACCGCCAATTCCTAAGAATGAGGCGGAGAAATACATCAGAGAAACCCTGACAGGATTTAGCCAGGAATTTGTTGATCTGTGTGTGAAGAATTTTGAGGTGGGCAAGTATGTCGAATTTACAGTCACATGGTAGGAAGTACAAAGGTTATAAAATCGTTCATGCCACGGAACGAGATGATGAAGTTCTGTCCATTGCTGATCATTCTTTCACCATCAAACTTCAAAAGGCTTATAGGTGCTTCCCCGGAGCTGGTTTGTTTCTGGGTTTAACCAAACAATACTGTCTGGACTACTTCTCTATAGCCGGGGAAGAGGGAGCATTACCCGAATTGCTTCTTACCTATGAATTTAGGGAGAAAGATGTTATCAATGGTGACCCAACATATCAGAATGGAGAGGTACAAGTCAGGTGGGCTAAGTACCTGGCAAAAGAGAAAGTTGAAGGCAAATAGCAGAGGGGTCGGGAGGTAACTCCCGACTAATGCACGGCACAGTCCCAAGTCTGTGTAAACACAAATTAAAGGAGGAAAGAGAGTATGGGAAAAGATCAAAAAATTAAGACAGAAGTAAATCCTGTTCCCAAGATTGCGGAAGCCTTAGTGGGAAAAACTATGACTGTAAATCTCGGAGGAAAGAAATATGATGTCCACTTCAGAACATCATTCTACACCCTTTCTAAATCCCCCGCTATCGAATTGGTTCTCGCAGATGGAGAACCGTTTGGAACGCTTACAGTCAATATTCCAGAGGCACTCGAAGTCCATAAGGAAAAGCTTGGTGACATGGAAATCGTCGTCAAGACCTGGTCAGAGAATGAAGCTCTGGCTGAAGCAGCCTTAAAAACGGGTCTCTTTGAAGACACGGGTCGCCGAATCTCGACGGGCTTTGTGCTTGCCCAAATATGGAGAGTGAAAGCTGTAGCAACAAATATGCGTCATGAAGGAAAGATTATCGTAACCTTCTCCAGTAAAACAACCGAAGAAGAAAAGGTAAAGATACTCTTTGCCATCGAGCAGGTTCTCAATAGTTCGGTGAGTACCATCATTTACCGCTTCACTAACGCTGGCATCCGTGTTCATCTGTAGCAGAGGGGTCGGGAGGTAACTCCCGACTAATGCACATCTCGGTCCCAAGTCCGAGAAATAAATTAAAGGAGGAAAGAGAGTATGTTAGAGTTCAGGAAAATTTCCCTGTACACAGAGGAAGAGCTTGAAGAGATGGACAGTTGGCAAAAGAGTGACTACCACGTTTTACGGATGGATGGTGCTGCATTTTTCCTAAATCCGAAAACCATGGTAACCGATCTGATGGATTCCCTGGAGTTGCCGGGTTCTTATGACACAGCAGTTCCAGAAAATTGGGCTAGGTCCAATAACTATCCTAAGGGGATGGATTTTGCTTTTTGGTATTATCCCCGGGATACCCATGCTGAAGGTCATCTTTTCGGAAAGCCTTTCACTGTCAGAGAAATGATTGTAGCCCTTCGGAAAGAGGTGCAACTTCACCC